ATCGTGACCGTGATCGGGGCAACCCAATACGGGGCCCCACACCCTGCCAGGGAACGCCGAACGTTCTCCGGTTGCGGGAACGTCGTCGAGTAGAACGACGGACCTACGGACAGGGCGAGCTGGCCGCATTGGCAGTCATCCCACGCGATCGCACCGGGGACAGCGAAGCATTCGCGGAGGGCGTCGGGAACCCCGCCCAACGTGTCGGGTAGAGCCGCGCGGACGCAGGCGCCCATGCCGGTTACGACGACGTACCACGCTAGGGGCGTACGCGATGTGATCATGTGCCCACGATCCGGAACGTCGGGCCGTCAAGGTTGTATGCCTGCGCCCTGCCTCGCAGGCCGTTCGGATTGAACGTCTTAATGAACAGTGACGTCGCGGGGAGCATCCCGAATTCCTGCTGCGGGTCAAATGTGAACTGCACACCCTGCCGGTTCAGCGATTGCAGGAAAAACGGCGACAACTTACACCCAGAGTCACACGCGATGAGCTTCGAAATTTCGCACGCCAACTCACCGACCGCGATCGACCCCAACACGGGCGGCGGCTGCCCAAACCGGGCCGTAACTGACCACGTACCGACCTCAGTGTCACCGACCGACAGGTCGTTACACCACGGCCACATTTCCCCATCAAGGCGGACAAGGATCCGATGGTCATCCACGCGGTACGCGTCAGGGGACAGAATGACACCATCAACCTTGACCTCTGTAATGTCGTACACGGGGGCCGGTAGCATCGCCTCAGAAATCATGCTGCACGAACAGTTATCCCCACATGTCCCGCACGTCAGGTTGTACCACTGCCCATCGATCAGCGCAGGCATCGGCCAGAACGATCCCAGCCCACCGCCCCACTCCGGGAACTGGTTCCGTGTCCAGTACGTACCCTGACAGTCGCGTCGGCACGGCCGCAGCGTTTGGGTACACAGGCCGAACTGCTGCCCGGACGCGTAGAACAGGACCTCAGTCGCGGCGGCGAGCCCGTCACCCGACACCGCTGCCGACATACCCGTCAGGTTGCAGCACCAAGCGTCCGGCGGCGACCAATCCGCACACGGACCGCTGATACCCGCACCAGCGGACTCAGCACCCGAAGGGCCAGCAGGAATCGGCATGACCTGATCTTACGCTCCTAACTGGTCTCAACGTATGGGGTGCCGGCGGGTCAGTCCTCGGGGTGCGGGGGCGGAGGCGGGTAACTGTAACCGGAATCCAGAGCATCGGACTCCAGTATCAGCAGGAAGCCAGCGGTCGGGTTCGTCTCGATCTCCGGCGGAGTCCACTCCGCCTCACCATCCCAGAGATAGGCACCCCCGACAACAAGCATGGCCAACGGGTCAACAACAACGTAACGCTGCGGATCAGGCATACACTTTCCCTTTCACTAGTAGGCAAACTTGACAGAGATAAACGAGTTTGCACCAAGGCCGCCAGCACCGGAGTTCCCGACGCCATTCAGAGCGGCGCCACCCCCGCCACCGGAACCGCCGGGGAAACCGCCAGCGCCGCCCGTCTGGGCGTTGGTGGTGGTGGAGGCGGCACCGCCGCCACCGGAACCGCCTGGATAGCCTCCGGTCGCGCCAGCGCCGGCACCGGGCGAAGCGCCGCCCACAACACCGGCGCTGGCAGCGGCCAGGCTGATCGTTATAGATGAACCAGAAGCGCCACCAGCTGACGCGCTATCGCCAGACGTGATTCCACCGCCCGCGCCAGCAGCGGGATTACTGGTACCGAACGTGTCGCCCGGTGAGCCGCCGACGCCGCCAGTTGCGGAAGCGCCAGCGCCTGTTTGCGCGCCTGGGTAGCCGCCAAAGCCAGTACCGGAGCTGCTGGCCGTACCGGCCACTCCGCCACCACCGGACTGCGCCGACCACGTACGGCCGTTCGTTACCAGCGAGGTAGCGCCAGCCTGAGTGCCCGTGGCCCCGTCCGTATCGTTCGTCGACCTGGCCGCACCGCCGGCCCCGCCGGCAGCGAGGGTAACGCTGTACGTTGCGCCCCAGAGGCTGGCGGGGATCCACACCTCGCGTAGCCAGCCGGGAGAGCCGGCGCCGCCGCCACCGCACCGGACTGTGCCAGCCGCGCCCTTCCGGCCCGATCCACCGCCAGAGCCCGCCCCGATGATGGTTATCCAGCCGCCGAGGATTCCCGATGGCGTGCTGATGTTCGATTGCGACGAAGTGTATTCACGCACATCCTGCGTTGCTCCCCACCGCAGCCCCGTCGTCTGTGTGGAGTCGGCTGTGAGGACCTGGCCGTTAGTGCCCACACCGAGACGGGAGGCCGTCTGCGAGGCGGTGCCAGCTACCAGGTCACCCTTGGTGGTGATGTAGCCAACGACGTCAGCGGATACCCACGTGCCGGGAGTGCCGCCAGAGGTACAGAGCCACCAGGCGCCAGCGGAGTCGGGGACGATCTCACCGGCAACGTGAGTTCCGGTGGACGGGGCACCAGCGCTACCCCGACGCCCAGGGAAACGCACCTGGGAAAGAGAGGATTGCCCACCGACGATGGCGACGCCGTTGATGGTGGTGGCCTGCAATCCGTTGGTGTCGTCGACCAACACGCCGAATGCCTGCTGGTCATTGGACGAGGTGACGCGGAACTCTTTGGCGCTGGTGGTGGACTTCAATTCCAAGCGAGCCGACGAACCCGTGTTTGCCTGCTTAAACAGCCACTGACGATCAGTGTCGAAATACAGAAGGATCGTGCCGTCGGCTGGCGTCGTCGGGTCGATCATCAGTTGCGGGGTAACACCCGATGCCGCAGCAGCCACAGTCTGATATCCGGACCAGGTTTTGTTGCCTGCAGCGGTCTGCGTTCCCACTAGGTTGACGGTGCCCGTGGTCCACGTTCCGGGGGTTCCACCTGCAGTGCAGAGGTACCAGACCCCGTTGACGTCGACGATCAGGTCCCCGGCGGCGTAGGTACCGGCGACGGGCGCACCTGCGGTGGATAGCCGGCCCTGGAATCGGATGATCAGGTCGGTGGCGGTGTCGACAGCTACCGGGTCGGTGAACGTCTTTTCGCCAGCAATGGTCTGATTGCCGGTCAAGTAAACGACGCTGTCGCCCTGCGGTACCTGGTTGTTGCCGGTGCCGAACTCTACCGACACAGTGACGTTACCGACGGCCCCGGAAACGTCGATGCCGTTACCGGCGATGATGCTGGTAACGATGCCACCGCCGATGATGGCATCAATACGGGGATCGTAGTACGCCGTGATCAGGGTGAGTGGTCCGCCGTTGACGGTGACCCACAGTTCGTCTTGCCCGGATGCGGGGCCCCAGAACCAGGGGAGACGCGAGGTGCTGTCAACGGTCAGCTGCGATGACCCGATGACAGGGCCGGGGACAGCTGGGGTGGATGGGTCGTAGGTGGCGATGTCCGCGAGGACTGTGCCGGCGGCGTCTTCGTACACGGTGCCAACACGGCCAGCAGCGGACAGGACATCACGGCCCGACAGTTGATACACCAGGTGTGACCCTGGGTCGGAGTACAACAGCCGCGCCATGACCACTCCCTTTATGCGTTCGGGGTGTCCCTACCTCCCCAGTAGGAACACCCCGAACCCCTACCTATCTACCCCAACCGCCCGCGCGACGGTTAGATCGTGATGATGGTGCACGATTCTGCTGGTGGTGCTGTGGATGTCAGGTTCTGGAACCAGTGGTCGGGGATGGCCTGGACAGCGCCGGATCCGAGCCAGCTGTTACCGGTTGTCCAGCCGGGCCATACGGGGAACGACTCCGCGATGATCTGCAACGCTGACGGGTCAAGACCGATGTTGTAGTCACCGATCTTCCCGTTCGCGAGGTTCGGCCACGCGTTGTACACGTACAGCGGGTTACCGGAAGAGTCGCAAGCCTGCCCGGCTACGTCCTGCCACACCTCAAGGCTGAAATGTGGCGGGGTGCCCTGAGTGCCGATCGCGAAACCGGTACCCGTCGGGGACTGCGAATATGTCAGCAGGCGCGCACCCGCGACAGTGTTCGCGATAATTCCCGGGTTGATCGAGCACAGGTCAAACGTCAGCTGGAGACGCTTCAAATAGTCGGGGTCTTTCTCGTTGACACACAGCTGCGCGTCAGCACGGCGGGTGATGTGCTCCGCGCCGGTGTCGTACTGCGCGGTCTGCGCGACCTGAGTGAACCCGCCGGTCGTGATCTGCGCCGACGACGCGCCCGTGACCGTCGCACCGCACGAATTGAGGAGCGTGATACGGACCACGCGCCCCCGGATAGGGGAGTAGCACCGAGTGAACGTCGACATTCTCTATCCCCTATACCGGTGTGCCTGGCTGGCCAGTGATGACGCCGCCCGTGGAGACCTGGACCGCCAAATGGCAGCAGTCGAACCCGAGCGTGTATGTGCGTTCAACGATCGTTTTCAGCGTGTTGACATTGCGGTCAAGTCGCTGCCCGGGTTCCCCGAGAATGCTGATATCGGACCGCCACCCGAACACAGGTCCGGTCGCATACATCCACGACGTTCCCGCCGTAGCGGTCGCCCCCGCCGGTGATGTGCCACGGTAGCCGCCGCCGGGAACAACCAGGTTCCCGTTCCACGTCCGGTACACAGCGCCGTCTTTGACGATCAGACCGTTCGTTGCGAGGCTGTCGAGGACTGCCTGCGTCACGTGAATAACACCCGCGCCGCCCTTATAGCAGTCCGCCAGCTGCTGCTCCAACAGGCCCAAACCCTCAACCATGTCGAGAACAGAACCCGTCACCACGGTCGCGGCGGTCTGTAGCGTCGTCGGGCCACCTGTTGACAACGATGCCTCAAGGACGATCGCGTTCGCGGCCAAATGCGGATACTGGGCGTTGGTGATACCGGCAACAGTCCCCGTCCAGAACACCTGCTCCACAACATAGGCTTCGACCTGCGTCAACGCGATCTCCGCGTTTTCCGCAGCCCGGTCCCACCACCCGACCGGCGAACAGTCGACCTCAGTGAACACCGTGAACGGCGTTGATCCGCGCAAACCCAGCGAAGCGTTCGACGCTTTCGCTGGCGGCGTGCCGCCACCCGACACGATGCAACCGTCGAAGGTCGACCCGCCACCCGGGCAGAGGGGCTGCCACAGCATGCCCATGCCATAGTGCGTGTCCGGGTCGTTGATCCATTGGACGACGCTGAGCAGGTTGAACGGGAGGGCCCGATACCCTGGTGGGGCGGTTAGCCGCCTAGGAAACGCTGCCATCGTTCACCTCCTGTTCAACCTGCTCAACTGTCGAAACGTTCATGATCAGGACGTGCCGCCGACGCAGGAAGCGATGTTCGCCGCGCCCGTGGTGCCGTTCGCACACACATCAACAGTCACGACGCGGGACTCGTGGCCGCGCTTCGCGACCAGGTAGCACTCTTCCATCCACGCGGCGGTGAAGTCGTTCGTCGCGTTCAACGTCGAGTCACGGACGACACCGAGGTCGAGGGTCAGGCCGTTACCCCGGACGAACGTCCCCGGCGCGTACGTCAGGAACTGTGCGCTGGTGGGCCACGCCGTCGCGGCAGCGGACTGACCCAGACCCGTCGTACGGACCTGCCAGTCAGCGATCCACTGGGTACGGATGTCCCGGACGTCGAACCACGCCGCGATCTGCGCGTTCGTAACCGCCATGAAGTTCTCGACACCCATACGCTTCGCGAGATCCTCACGGACGTTGTTGAGCATCCACGACGGGAACACCGCCTCCATGACATCGGTCCGACACATCGCATACTTCTCGCGATAGTCCGTGGCCTGCAGGTTCGCGGCGTTCAGGATCCCGGCCGTCGTGGACTGCGTAGCTGAACCGCCGTCGGTGACAGCCGTGGACTGCGCGACAACACTGTTGATAATCCGCGTGTTCGTGTAATGCGCCTGGATCGCCTCAACAAGCCTGAGGTGGTTCGCGATCAGCTCCGGGAACGCATCGTTCGTCAAGTTACCGACGGTCACACACACACCGTCGCACGAAAGGCGGGCCTCGTTGTACGCCGGGCAAGGCACCCGGACACATGGCTTCGTCCCGGACATGCCGGTACCCGTCGCCGCCGCGACGTCCATGGTTTCGTTCCAGGTCCACACAATGCCGGTGAGGGCGTTGATGTCACCGAACGACGCTGACGTCGGCCACCGCAGGCCACCCCGGTTGATACCGATCGTCGGCAAGTCCAGCAGGCCATCGATACACGCGATGTTGAAAAAGTCGTACGAGATCTCCGACGGGGCACACCAGCCACCAGCGGCGATCAGAACCTCCGGCGACGCGGCAGCCGTAAGGACACGGTCGATCTCCGCTGCCGTCGAATCGAGGTTCAGGTTGTGGGTGTAGGTCCGCTGCAGCTGCGCGACCGGTACCCGCTGGCCATTGCCGTGGGACACGGGAAGGGTACGGGCGCGGGCGTGCATCGCAGCAACGAGGGCATCCATGTCGTGGATCTGGCCACCCTGGGTGAAACCGGGAATGTCAGCTGACGCGACCAGGACCGGATCGTTGCGGGCCGGCATGTCCTGTACCGGCTGCTGCCGGCGGATCTCCGACAGCGACGGGTTCAGGCTGCGGCGCGGCCCCGACAGGCCACCGAGGTCACGGGGCGCGGTGACAGCACCGCCAGACGATGCGGTGACCAGTTCCGGTTCCCGGCTGTCGGCGGGTTCGGTCGTCGGCTCTGGGTTCGGGTTGACTGGCTCCGGCGGGGTGGTCGCGGCTGGCTGGCGGGTCGCTGCGATTCGGGCGACAGCGTCGGCGACGTTTCCGGCGGCTTCGGCGCGGCTGGTCTGCTGGCCGCGTAGTGCCTCGATCGCGTCCGCGAGGCGGGTTGCCTCTGCGGCGGTGGCGGCGGTGGGGGGTTGCGCTGCAGTGGCGTCGAAAGCCTGGTTGGCCTGGTCGAGTAGCCCGGACAGCTCACTGTCGGGCAGGCCGGACAGGTCTGCGGGTAGCTCGAACTCGGGCATTTGCCGTCCTTACATGATCAGACGTTTTGCTGATCACGGTAAGACCGTTTTAGCCCAAGTCAAAGATGCAAGATCACCAGCGGGTAATCGGCCACGCCCACACGCCAGGATCCACACCGATCAACGCGATCGCGACCCCGACCAGCACCCACCACGGCGCCACATCCAACACCACCCGACGCAACATCATTGCTGCGCCCCAGGATCAGGCTGAGGCTGCGGCTCAGGCTGAGGCTGCGGCTGAGGGGCCGGACGCGACCCACAACCACACGACGGAAACACGTTGTTGACATACATCGTTTTCTCCTCACATCAGGGTTCGCCCCGCAGGATAACACCCTGGGCACAGTTCAGGCCCGCACCGGCGCTGATGCGGGCCTGAACCTTTAAACCCCTCGGAAAACGACTCTGTATTACCCCACGAACACCATACCCTACCGGCCCACCCGCACGCGAGCCGCCGCAACAAGCGACTGCGGATCCCGACCCACCTGCCGTGCGATCCGCTCCACCACCGGCCCCAAATCCGGTGCCACCGGCGCAACCGGCGCCGCGACAATCACCGGCACAAACGACGCCACAAGCGCACCATTCCGATCCACCTGCACCGAAGGACGCGGGCGCGACCCACCGTTATCACCCGACGACGACGGAAACCCGGGCACTGGCACCAACAGCGCCCCAATGAACTCCTTTTTCCCCGGCTGCTCAGGGTGCGGCTGCCAATCCCCCGACAACTGACACATTGATGCGCGGGCAATCTGCTCACCCGTCACACCTGGCATCAGAGCGCCAGCGACCCACACCCCGTTCGCGTTCTCACCGATCCGGATCGACGCGAACACGCTGCACGAGTTGTCGTAGTGGTCGCGGCGGGCCGCGTAGTCGCTGCTGGTCGGGTCCGCGTGGCCACAGTCGAACGTGACCGGGCCGGCAGTGACCCGACCGCCGTCAGCGACCATCGCGCCGTCTCGTTTCATCCACCGGCTGTAATCGACGTTTCCTCGCGGAACCTCAACACGCCTGTCACGGAACGCGCGGTGCGCGACTTTAGAGGGGGCAAGGTAGCCGTACACACGGCCGTTCTGCTCGATATGAAACGCGCCCTCAGCTGCAGGGATACCGACGGGTTCGTCGAACCACTCTGGCGGGGGGGCGTCGGGGATCGTGACGGTTACCGCTGCAGCGGTTAGCGGAGCGTCGACAACCTCCACATCAAATCCTGGCATGTTTTGCTCCGTTCCGGCGGCAGTGATAGCCCCGTCGTGGTGGTGTTTTTCGCCGGGCCATTTCCCGGTCGCTTCATGATGGTATTCGGCGCAAAGCCCTTCGGGGTCACGGACGTATTTCCCGAGTTGGGTTACGCACCGCCCGAATGAGCCCTCAGCCGGCCAGTTGATCTTGATAGCGCCGGGTCCAACGACCCAATACTGGCGTAGGGCACGGTCACTCCCCGGCCGTGGACTGTCCATCCCCGATCACCTCCGCCAACCCATCCTCATCGTCGACCGGCTCACCCAACCACAGGTAGCCATTCGACCAGCCCTCACCGATCAGGGTTGCGCCCAACGCCTCATCACCCATGAAGTCACGCAGGTTGTCGAACACGCCTTCCGCCGCACCATCCAACGTCAGGGTTTCACCATCCCACGTGACCGTACCGATTTCGCTACCCGGCTCATCACCGGTCAACAGCGGTCGCGTCGACATCAGAGGTCACCTCCGTCCCCGCTGGTGGTGGTGTGACCTGGAACTCTTCCGGCCCCCACACGAACCGCATAGCCTTAGCCAACGGCGCATCTTCCGGCGTTTCTCTCGGCGTTTCTTCCGCCTTGTCGTCTACAGCCATTCCGCTACCACCTCAAGACCAGCAGGTAAATACTTTCCGGCAGGGCGTTCCGAAACGGAAATGATCCGCATCGACCGGCCCGCCCCGAAAACAATCTCACCGTCGTATTGGGCATCAGCGGCTGGGGTTCCCGCGCGCGTTCTGATCTCGAACACGACCGGCAGCACGCCAGGGGTGAAAATACTCCGCGTGCTGGTGTAACCCTCGGCGATTTCACGATTCGACGTCGTCGAGTTGAAACCCTTATCCGAAATGACCGCACCCGGCCGGAACTCCATCAACACCTGCGGCGGGAGGGCCGCACCACGGTAGACAATAGAATCCTGCGACAGTTGCGTGGTTTCGATCGCGGCCTGGGTCTTCCGTTCCCACGCTTTAGCTGACGGGTCATCGGCCCGGAGTTTCTCGTTGTTGAGTACGGTGGTGCGGTCGTCTTCGCGGTACTTGTCGATCACTTTCGTTGCTGCAGCGGTCTGCGCGGCTGTTGCGCTGGGCGCGGGTTGGATCGAGACGTGCCGGTCCCATGACCACTGACTGGTAGCTTCGAAATCTTGCCTGACCTGATCCCAGTGGCTGCGGTCTGGGTCGTCGACTGATCCCAGGTTCGTGCCGTCGCGTTCGCGGAGCAACGCGAGCAGTTCGTCTGCAAGCGGGGCCGCTTCCGCTTTCAGCCTCCGCATTTCGGCGTTGTGTTCTTCCCGTGCCTCTTCCACAGCTGGGGGCGCGAAACGTCCACCACGATACTTTTGCGTGTACTCCAACTGCGCGGCGCGAACCGGAGCGGCAGCCGCTTGCAGTTCATCTAGCCGCGACTGGATGGTCTTCACCCGAGCGTCATCAACCGGGTTACGCACCGGCTCAGGGGCTGCTTCTGGGGTGGTCGGATCGGGGGCGAATTTGATCCCGTCGAACCGTTCCAACGTTTCATCCAACCACTGGCCGCGCCCCACCCGGTCAAACTCTGGCCGCAACGCCTCAATCTGGGACCTCATCTGCGCAGCCTCAGACTCGGTAACATCAAGATTGTGGGTGCTGAACCTCGGCATTGCCGCGTCGCCCGCAAAAAACGCCATACTGTGATCGATCGGAACTAGCCGCCCGTCGACGGTCCGGATGTAGTTACCCATGTTCCGGTCATAGTTGTTAATCGCCTGGTCAAGGATCCCCATACGCTGCCCATCCGGGGAACGCATGTCCTGCTTCGGAGGAGCGCTGGCCATCGGATGTTCAGCGTCGCCGGTGAACCCTTCGACAAACTCCATTTCGAGTTTGTGGCGATCCGTGCGAACCACTGCAGGGGCACGCAACCCCAACGCCTCAGCAACCAGCGGTGCTAGCTGTTCTGCGTCTGCCTGCTCCAACGGATCCCGTACATCAGCGGACCCCGGACGCGACGCGACATCCTTACGGACGATCGATCCTTCATCGTGGGCGTCAAGCGACACGACACCCATCGCGCCGCCCTGACGTTTCCGTGTGATCAACGGCGATGCCGCGATTTCAGATACGCGCTGCTGACTGGGTGTGAGGTCGCCGTGCCACGGGGAGGCAGCAGGAACATCCGGCGCCCCAGTACGTGACCGTTCGTTCGTACCGCCCCGCGTAATGGCAGCTGATTCCAGATACGCCCCGACCTGGTTACGAACGATCGCATCCCGGATGTCTTCCTTCCGGGCAGTGCTCGGTAGGTGAATGTTCAGTTCACGTCCCAACGCCCGCAGCTGCGGGGACGTAAGTTTCAGACTGTCGAGAAACGCGGCGGCGGCTTCCCTACCCCCGCGTTCGCGTGTTTCCACATGGTGGGTACGGATCTTTTTCAGCTCTGCTTTAACGGCTTCGGCATCGCCGGCAAACGCTGGTTTCGGTGCGGCGGGGGCGCGTTTCTTCGGTGCCTCGGATGGTTCCCCCGGCGCCTTAGCGATCCGTGGGATTTTCGCCGGCAACGGTTCCACCGGCTTCCGGGCTGGTGTAACCGGTTTGGTGTCTCTTGCGATGGCGCGGGATTGTAGCTTTGCGTCAACCATTCGGGTCGCGATTGCGTCCCGCACCCCGGCTTTCGTCGCCCGTGGGGGGACCGTGACACCCATCTGCGTCGACAGTTCCCGCAACTCGGGTGCGGACAGTTTCAGGCTATCGATGTACTTCCGTGCCTGCGCGCGGCCCTGCTCTGGGGTGATGTCCCCGTTAGCGGCACGTACATAAATGTCTTCCAACGCATCCGACACGGCCTGTGCCCGCTCGTTACCCGCATCCGGGGTCACGTCCGGGGTGTCCGGTGCAGCGGGTTCGGGGGCTTTCGGGGCTAGCTTTCCTTCGTAGGAGCGCGGATGCCTCCCCCGGATGGCAATACCGAGACGGTTCCTGACCTCATCATCGCTCAACGAATCATCGTTGGCGGCCCGTTCGCCCCTTCCGGTAAGGCGGGCAAATTCTTTCAGTTGGCTCCGGTCCATATCCTTAAGAAGCGCAACGGCCGCTTCCCTGGACTCGGCTACCTGCACATTACCTTCCAGCCGGAACGCTGCTATGTCTTCCGGCGTGGGTTCCGTACGTTCAGATACAACAGGTTCCGTGGGTTCGGGGGCTTCCGCTTTCGGGGCTGGCTTGTCTGCTGGCTTCGCGGTCTTGCTGTCCCCGCCGTCGGTCATGTGGGCGCGGAGCTTTTTCGAGATCGACTCCTGCGACTCGCCACGCGACAGCGGGATCCCACGCTTGGTTGCCTCACGGCGCAACTGGTCACGGGTGAACCCCGCGAACGGATCCCCCTCGCCGGTGTGGGCTTTCAACGCGGCACCCAAACGGGCCGCCATCGTCGCAAACTGGCCTTCTTTGTCGCGTTTGTGTTTGCCCTCAAACTCGGGGTTCTTCACCGACGCGACAGTCACATCCCACACGTCGTCATCGGCGGGCAGCGCGCCGAGGGGGAAATCGTATACGTCGCCTCCGAACGCGACCCGTAGCCGGTCGAACAGGATCGGACCGGTCAGGTGGGTTAGCCGTCCGGCAAGGGTCGGGTCGTCGGTGAATGCGAGCGTGACATGCGGAAAGTAGGGGGTGTGCTGGTCGGGCATGTGGACACCCAGGATGCTGCCCAGGGTTCCTGTCACAGCCTCGCGGAGGGCAACGAGTTCGGGCCCGTTTTCGCCGGACAGTTCCAACACGACGGCTGTGTCACGGTCGGGGTTGGTGGGGTTGAACACGGCGATAGCGAACCCGTCGAGGTCGAGCGGCGCGCGTGTGGCGGCGAAGTCAGCCATTGTCGTTAGGATCGCGGCGCGGTGTTCGGGTGTCAGGGCCGCGTCGTCACCGAGGTAGGCGAGTGTGGCGTGGAGTTCTTCGGCGGGTTCGCTGACCTCCAACCGGCGGGCATCGAAGTCGCAGGGTACGAGCGCGACCATGGCGCCGGTGTGGGGTTCGGCAGCGGCGGTCAGGACAACAGACCAGCTGGTGTCCACAACTTCGGTATCCCACGCTGCCACGATTACTCCCGGATCGAAGTCGTAAGACAAACTGCAACGGCAACCAATTATCTCGCCGGGGGGGCCGATGGGGTCGCCGGGGACCATCAGCGGGAACCCGCCCACCACGAACGCATCTAGCAGCGGCACGGTTTGCCCGTCCGCTGCACGGTGGGTGGGGCGGGTACGTGGGTCGTTTGTCGCGAGCCACGTTTTTGTCATGGTGGGGTCGTCGAGGGTTTGGGCTTGCGCGAACGACCCAGCGTTCGATGCGGAGATCGTGTTCGACGTGTAGAATTCATCTGCCACGAAGAATCCCTGTCGAGTAGTCAGGTTGTAGACATGGCCTTTCCATTGCCGCAAACCGACCGAGACAAGATTGTCGAACTCTACAAATCCGGGCTCGGATCCACCGTCATTTCTAGAATCGTCGGATGCAACGCTTCGACTGTGACTCAGATCGTGACTAAAGCGGGAGTCGAAATTCGGACTCGGTCCGCCGCTCGCAGACTCCTGCACGCCACGGGATTCAGAAACAGCCTGCGAGATGACCTCCCAACGGCCCAGATCATCGCTGAATACCAAGCGGGACGGTCCGTTAGAAGCCTCTGCATTGCTTACGGAGTGAGCGGGCACTGGATAGAGCGGCGACTCCGACTTGAAGGCATCCCAATCCGGGACAGAAAAGCGTCGCGTAGCGCTATCGATCGGGATGATGCTAGCAAACTGGCCGCCATATCCAGATTTTCCGGCCTCAGTTGCGTGGGATGGGGGGAGGAGGTCGTCCAAGATGCCCTGATCCAAAGAGGATTGAACCCCATACATCAGCATCCGGTCGGGACGAAGAACATCGACATAGCCATCCATCCCGTCGCCGTGGAAGTCTGGCTGAGCAGTGCGTTCCCATTCAGGGACGTCTACTGCCGAAACCGCATCCCATATCTCGCTGAGCGTGGGTGGGCGGTGCTCTACGTAATGATCTCCCGCAGGACTCGTGCGCTCAATGTTGACGCTGTAGCTGACAAGGTCGTCGCCTTCCTTGAGGTCACCAAGGCCAACCCATCCGCGCCGCGTGAGCATTGGGTGATTCGGGGTACCGGAGAACTTGCGGCCCGATGCGGTAACGATCTCAACCCAATCCCCCTCGTACCAACGACGGAATATGGCCGTGATGTTGGCGGCATTGACAGAGACGTCGCCAGGTAGGCATTCGGTGCGTGCGATGGTGGTGGCGCGGGCCTCGGTCATGGGGGCGGTCGCGCGGATCCGGGCGGCGAGTTCGGGGATGCTTTCCCCGATGTCTACGCCCTGCGCGAGCTGGGTTGCGATCGCTTGCCAGATGTCGTCGCCGATGCCCACGAGCCGGTTCGTGGCTTCGGTCAGGTAGGCGGCTGCCCGGTCAGGGCCGAGGATGCTGGTCGGTACGCCTGCGGCAGCGAAGTCTGCTGCTGTCGCTGCTGCTGCAGCCGACCATGTGTCTGCCGCGACAGGCATGACCGCTGGGGGTGCTAGTTCGGTCCACAGGGTGTTCGCTGGTGCGGCTACGACGGTGGGGTCTACCGATTGTGGGGATCGGATGTTGCGGAGCGCGGCGAGGATTGTGTCTATGATCCGGCGTGCGACAGACCGCGCCGCGTTTTCGGCGCGTGTTTCGTACCGGTCCAGATCTTCGGGTGGTAGCCCTGCGGCTGTGGCCAAAGTGTCACACCCTGACCGGCGGTCGGTGACCGTTGACGTTCAACGTTGACCACGACGATGCGGTGACCGGTGGCGGCTGGTCGCGGTCGTTGGCCATCGTCGGCGCGGTCCGTGTCTCGTCGGCAGTGAGTTGGTCCAGGGGATCCCCTGTGCCGCCGGCTTCGTCGAACGGCAGTTCGGGCTGGGTCGGTGCTGGTGGGGCGAGGTCGATACCAACGAGCTCTTTAGCGGCCTGTACGGCCGTCTGGGGTGCCTGAACAAGGCGCTTCAACGTCCAGTCGCGGAGTTCAGACTTCGTGGGCTTGTCTGCTTCTTCCAAACCGAGTTCGCGGCGCAGTGCCTTGCCCGACACTTCACCACGGTCGTACCCGTCCTTGACAGCCTGTGTCTTGTCGGGCTTGACGGTGATCTCTGACGGGTCGTACCAGCACACGATCGGACGCCCGTGGGGCCCGACCAGCGGCTTCCCCATCGCGGTCAAAGCGGGCAACAGGTACTGGTCGGTGAACGCCCCGACCTCGATTTCCACGATCGGCGAAATGAACGTTTTGATTGCTTCGTCAGAGATCTGCCAGGCGTTCCAGTGGGACGTGTCACCCATGCCTAGCAGGACCTCGCCGGGCATGTGAATGGTCGTCGCGAGCCGTTTGATCTCAGAGTCGCGGGCCTCGATCAGCTTCGGATCAACACCGTTTTCCAGCGCGATGTGCTTAAACCCGTCAATGTGTTGTGCGGGGATTCTTACGGGGAACGGGATCGCAGCTGACGCGGTGCCAGGGTTTTTGATCGCATACGATGCGTGCTCAACCATTTCCGCGATAAACGGGTCCGGGGCGTCTTTGAACTCTGGCCGTGACTGGAACGTCATTTCCGCCGGTACGGTCAGAAAACCGTTCATCGCGATACGTGACACGAGCGTTGCGATGATCCGCCGGTTGTACAGGTCGAGGGCGCGGAGGATCGGCAACGCGGGTTCGGTGAAGGAAAACGCCCGCCAGTGGTATTCCTCATCGGGGCGCCATACACGGAACGTTATCGTGTTGTTGGACAGGGGACGCCATTGCTTGGCGTTCACCTGTACCTGAAACGGTGCACCCAACTTTTTCGGTTCGCGGATCGTTTTAGCTGAGTAAACTTTCCAGTCAAGTTGCTTGTTGGGTTTCTGTTCGACAACAACCCATGAATCACCCGGCACGGACAGGTGAGTCGACAACGATCCCAACAGGGCAGCCTGACCGGAAATGTTCCCCCCGATCGAAGCAACCAGTAGGGACGCCTCATGGTCTGCGGGGAGGGCCGTTGGTTCGTCGCCCGGTGCGCCCATCTCCGCAGCGATCAACCGGATACGCGAAATGGTGTTCGACAACCAGGTAACACCAAAGTTGAACTCGCCACTACTACGCCAAAACGCCCACCCCTCATCCTGCCAAGAGGCGTACTGAAACAACGGCCGGCGTCCCGGGTTCTCGACCACCGTGTTAGGGGTCAACAGTTCAGCGGCAGCGGTCAACACCTGCAACTGGTCGGCGGGGATCGGGATGCGGCGGACACGGCGCTCAGGCATGGGCGGTTACCTCATCGATTCGGGCAGGGTGAGGCGGGCCTGCTTCGTTTGGGCCTCGATCAGGAGCCGTTCGGAGCGCGCGAGCGCGGTACGCGCTTCGGTGAGTTCGTAGTGTTTCTCGGCTAGTCCCTCTGCTGCGGCGAGTAGACCGGTTACGGCCGATGAGGCGGGCCACATCCACCACACGTATGGGATGTGTAGCCAGTGGTCGACAGCCAACGCTGCGATACCGCCGACCCACACGGACATACACCACGGGCAGGTCAACAGGTAGGCGACCGCGCGTGCGGTGCCGCCGGTGGGTTTCCTGCGACCGGCTAACACTTCGGCCGGGTCGGGATCCAGCCAGTTGTACAGGACCGCGCGGGGCGTCGCGATGATAGGGATTTTGTCCTCGGTGAGGAGCCGCGTCACCCGGTAGACGGTGAGGCAGAACAGGACAGTAAATAGGGAGACCACAGCGGCAGGGTAGCAGCCTGGACGGGGGTCTAGGAAAGATCGTTGATCAGCGTGGGGGGCGGTGCCCGCAGTCACACCACGTGCCGCCCTGACAGCCGTCGGGCTGCCCATCATGGGGGACACCCTTACACGCAGGGCACACGAACGTCAGGTTATGCGGGTGGCGCAGGATCAGCAACGCCGGGCGCATCGTTCGTCCCGAGGTCATAGGGCCGATCCTTCCTAAGGAGAATAGGGAGCCACGCCACCCGCCGCGTCAACCAGATGAGATCCACCGCGCCGTGCTCTTGCCTGCGGTACCGGCAGCGTATCAGCGCGACGGGCCGGACGGAAACCGCATGCCACACCAGGAAGGATGTCCAACCGGTCACGTAGGTCGTTCATCAAGTGGGCACGTTCCCGCACTACCTCGGAGGAAACCTCGAACGGAAACCGCACACCGCCGCGCCGCACCGACACTTCGTAGAACGCCCAATGATTTGGATCTTCACCCGTACGGACGCGCGCCGCGTACGCCTCCCATTCGGCGGTCGTCATCGGCGTGACCACGCCCGCACCATCACAGTCGTCGCACTGAACGCGGGTCCGGTGGGCATCACAGTCAGGGCACGCGCACGTCGTACTGGGGACACTGCCGGTACCCCAGCAGTTGTCACACTTAGTGGGCTCGCCGTCGAGGTCCGGCGGGGGCGGACCAGGATCATTCCACGTGTACGGCACGGTCGGGGCGCACCATCCGGCGTTTGACGTCACCTCACCACGCGAACCGAAATGGTCGTGTTCGCCGTTATAGGTACACGTCAGGTTGTCGCACCACGGTTTCATCGGTTCTCCATCAGTATGATCCGTAACTTCCTGGGGTGAGGTCGCGGGTCAGGTCGTAGCGCATGGTGTGGGGTGGTGGAACTGTTGCGACGGATGCGGGGGACCAGTAGGCGAGTAGGAGCGCGTCGGCGCGGTCGGGGGAGACGCCCATGCGTTTGATCACTTCGTCTTTCGCTTCGATCTTGACTTTGCCTTTCGAATCCATGATCTCATAACGGGGTGCGGAGAGCTCCGCGATAGTGTCGTCGTCGATGACGGACAGGTCCCACAGTTTCAGTCGACTGTTTTCCCGGGCCATCCACCACAACTCTGCGCGAAGATTCCGGAACCTGTCTTCGTTCCCTGGTGTCGGTTTCCCCGCAACGTTGATCCCGATGATTTCAGCGGAGTGGGTGCAGTGCTGCGCACCGGTCGGGTTGTGGACGGTTGACAGTTCCTTTAACCGGCCGACCAGGCCCCAGCCAACACCGATGACATCAACTTTGACGCGCGTTAACCCCCACTCGACAATGTGTTGAATCAGGGCCCCAGCGGCTTTCATCGGGTCAGCGTCAACGAACACGAACTCACGGCCCGCGCGCATACCCCGGCGTTCGCGGAGGACGGTCCGGTCACCGCCGGCACCGATGTCTATACCGCCTTCGGCTGGTTCCGTTTCAGGATATTCCAGGTTCCGGCATTGCATGATCGTGCCGTACGGGACGGTGATCCACGGATCCTGATCCAAAGCGAACTCTGCCAGGATTTTCGACATGTACAAGCCGGACCGTTCACCCCAGCGGCTTTTCTTATCCTCAACCCACTCTTTCGAGGTCAACATTTTCCGCAGGTGATCCGAAACTGGTTCGCCGGTCAGGTTCGGGGAATCCATCACACTGATCTTAATGACGTTCCAACCCGAATCCGGTTTGTTCACATTATAAAACTCGGACTGCGGATCATCCGGATTACCGATCGCCAACAGCCGGCAATCATCATTCGTCGTCACCGTCTCCACCGCAACCCACAACCACGCCGGAATCCCGCACGCCTCATCGAGCAGGGCGAGGACGTACCGGCGGTGTAGGCCCTGGAAAGCCTGCTCCACATGGTTCGGGGGCTTCCGGCCCTGACCGACCAGCGTCCCGTCAGCTAGCTTCCACTGATCATCCAGGGTCACGACGCCCGGCAACTTTGCCTTACGGTGGCCTTTCCGGATTTCCTCCCACAACAGGGCGTGGACCTGGTCGTACGACGGCGCCGAACTGATCACAAACGCTTCCCCGGGAGGATGTATATCGATCCACCACAATGCTAGCAAACCGGCTGAATAGGTCTTGCCTGTGCCGTGACCGGACCTTACGGCCGTACGCCTGTTTTCTGCTACAGATCGGAGCAATTCGACCTGTTTCGACCACAGCTCAGCGCCCATCCGTTCCCGCGCCCACGCCGCCGGGTCTTTACGCCACCGCAGTTGTTGCGGGTTCGCGAGTTCAGCAGCGCGGGCGAACGCATGCCGTTGGGCTGGGGACAGGTCAAGAGCCATTACAGGTCCGCGAACGGGTCAGGGTTCGCTCCGACCAGCGCCGCGTACGCGGCTAGGGTGTCGGCTTTGAACTGGGCGCCCTGCTCGGTGGCTTCCATGTCGTGGACGAACCCCGCCCCGAGGGTCGTGAACACGGCGGCGTCTTCGGGGGTGTCGGGCAGAAACCACTCTTCGCCGTTCGTCATGGCGTTCCAGGCGTCCGCGCCCTCGATCCGGTCAGGCATCGGCGCGGCCCCTGCGGTAGAGGTCGAGGCGGTCGCGTCCGAGGTCGGTCAGGGCGACGGGCCTGCCGCCCGGCCAGATGGCGTCGGGGTGGTCGTGGGCGCGGAACCCTGCCCATCCCCACTGCTGAAACAGCAGGACAGTGTCGGTCACATCGCGGGCGCCAGCGTCGTCGTCTGGCTGCCAGACGGTGTTAACAGCGAACTTGTGGACTTCGTTCCGGTCGATGGCTTGGAGGAGTTCGTACCGGTTGGTGGTTACGACACGCCGGTCGGTGCGGGTGCGGGGCATCAGGTGGTCTCCTCTGGGGTAACGATGGTGGCCCACCCGCGTTCGATCATGATGCGGGTGGTTTGGTCTTCGAAGTCGCTGATGTCTTCGAAGCCGTGGTATATGAACCACGTCCCGTACCGGTAAGCCCACGTTGCGGCTTGTTCGGGCGTGGTGGGGTAGACGGGTATGTCGAGACGGTCGGGTGGCTGGAAGACGATCATTACGTGTCGGGGGTTGACGCCGTCGGGAACGGGGCCGTTCATGGCGTGCCACGCAGCAACACCGAATTCCCCGGGTACGCCGGGGGTTACTTCGTGGAAGGTTATCGTTTCGAACGGTGGGCAGAGAATCGGCTGGCATGCTTTGGGCGGATCGGTCATGGTGTGGTCTCCTTAGAAGGTCACGCCGGTAAGGATACGTTGGAGGTTGCCTCGGTAGTCGTGGGCGTTGCAGGCGATGGAGAGTGCGGTGAGGGCTGCGGGGGTGCCCTTGGGGGGGATTTCGATGTAGCCGAACGGTGTGCTGTCGTCGGGCCATGCGACAGTGTATGTAATCCGTCGGGTGATGCGGTTGGTCCATGTGTGGAGTGTGCCGACGCCGGGTTTTTCGATCCGCTCGTGTCGGTATGCAATGTCTTGGAGTAGGGCGACGAGGGCGCGGATGGGGTTCATGGGGTGAGTGTAGTTGGTTGGGGTTGTGTTAGGGTAGTGGGGCGCTGGGCGCCTTAGGTGTTTGCCTCCCATGCGTGTCTCAGCCCGCCGGATGATGTGTGCGTGGATCACAGGCTTTGCGTGCGCGTGGAGAGGTCATCCGGCGGGCCTCATGTTTTGATGTGCCACGCCAGGCCGCAGGACATACAGATTTCGGTGGTTGGCTGCCGGGTGATGTGTACGGATGTGCAGACGGGGCACGCTTTTCGGCTGATGCCGCGTCGGATGCGTTCGCGTTGGGGTTCGGTGGTGCCGCCCCATACGCCTTGCTCCGCCACCGTTAACGCCCATTCGAGGCATTTGCCGCGTACGTCGCACATGTTGCAGTAGCGTTGTACGACCGGATCGACATCGAATGTTGCCCGGTCAGGGAACCATCCCGGTTCATCATATGTGTTTCGACATGCGCCTTTAGACGCCCACGGGCCTGTCAGTGGCATATCGCGGGGGGTTCTGGGGGAGGGTTTTCGGCGCGTTGCTGGTCGGCTGTGGCGCGGGCCTGGCGGTACAGGGCGAGGGCGGTACGGGTCTGGTTGCGGTCGGTGGCCTCAGCTACGGCAGCGACTAGCCGGTCAAGGGCCGCCCGGTCGTCTGCGGCGGCTTCCGCGCGTTGCGCTGCTGACTGGGCGTAGGCTTGGGACCAGCGGGCTTGGCATTCTACGTAGTCGCTGAGTTGCGCGGTGGAGTGCCACGACATGAACATCGATACTGCGACGGTGGCGAGGATGATGAACCCGACGGTTTTCGATTGGATCACTTTCGCGATTTCCACGACACTAGTGCCCTTCCGCCGGTGATGATCATCCAGGTGATGCCGAACGCGCTGGCACCGTAGATGACCGATTCGAGTAGGTACACGGGCCGTCCTAAGTTTTGTCTTTCCGGTGTCGTCCTGCATAGGGGTCGCTGGTTTCGTTTTTGGTCAGGGTGTAAATCGTGCCGACTCCTGTTCCGTACAGTGCCCAAATTTCAGCGGGTACAACGCCTTTATGGGTGACCGCGTAGATGATCACCACGGCGCACCACGCTAGCGAGAACGCTGTCAGCATGATGTGCCGGCCCGTGACCACTCTCAACCTCTCTACCGATCATCAGTGATCGTGTGATCCACCCCAGCAGGTAGCCCGCCGCAGGGCCCAACCAGGCCACCACGGCGAGCAGTGTCCAACCCCACCACGTCACTGCGGCTTTACACCCACGATGACCAGCCGAGCGAACAACGTCTGAGTGATAGCCATCTCGGGGGGCATGTTCAGGGCCTTTTTCCAGTAGTCGCGTTCGGTTTCGTCCTGCATCCACCGGGCAGTGTTCCCGTCGGTCAGGTACACCCACGGGGTGCTGGGCACACGAACAAACCGCATCATGGTGGGGGCTTCCTTTCGTGGGGGGATACCTGCGAGCGGATCCCATCCTTCGCAGTCATAGGTCAGGCTGTCCGGGTCGTCGAACGTGGACAGGTGGATGTGCTGGTCGGGGTTCGGGCGGCCCTGTTTGAACCCGTCAGCGAACGTGTAGTGCATTCCGCCGACGTTCAAGTATTTGAGCCATGGGAGTAGGCCGGCGCGGGCGTCGCGGAGGATCGCGGCGCCTAGCCCTTTTTCGTTGCCGAAGTCGCCTGCGCATACCCAGTACCGTTCGCCGTCGACTAGGACGGCGAGGGGTAGCCGGTTCGGCCATGCTGTGTCGGAGTAGGGAGTGTGGTCTTCGGGTGGGTCGGCGGTCAGATGGTCGGTGTTGCCGATGGTGCCAAGGTTCGCGATTGCTTTACGCTTACAATAGTTGACCACGTAAACTATCGGGGCTGCGACCTTGAACGGACGCCCCGCCTTGTCCCACACCGCAAGTTTCGGACTCGCCATCATGCCTCCGGAATAGAACATCGGGTGTGATCAACCGTAGCTGATCACACCCGACACCCAAAATCCAGACCCGTTTTACCAGCCCAAACCCGTCACCTGGACACGATTACCGCAATCAGTATCGCCGTCACACACACCAGGAACGTACACGCGATCAACGCCGACGGCATCCGCGACCGCGCCGCCTGAATCAACACCAACTGCTCCGCAGCGGCCATCGTCGCCGCGTCTTTCGCCTCTGCCTGCGTCTTCGGCACATACCAGTCCGAGCCTTGCGGCGGACGCCCCATCATATCGCGCTCCTGATCGCTGCGCCCTGCCCAGAATCGGGCAGCATCGTCCAACTGATGACCGTCACACCATCCAGGTAGTACGTGGTTTCGAGCCGTCGGGTCAGGTTAAGAACATCGTCGTACGAGCGGATCGGGCCGTCGGTTTCGATGGCCGCGTTACCCCAGACGGTGTTTCCGTCCATCCGGGCGGTGAACGCCACGAAGTATGTCCATTCCCGTGCGGGGGTGAACGTCGCGCCGGGCAGTGTGAGAGCGGCAGCCAGAGACGGATCGGTCATGACCGGGGGTTTCCGTCTCGGTCGGGGGCGTAGGGCTGTCCCTGGATCAGGTTTACCAGCCAGTCAGCCGCCCACCGGTACATGTCGGTACAGACGATCGAGGTACGCCAACCTTCATCGCAGCTGATCATCCAAAAATCGGTGTGGTCACCCGGCTCGCTGGTCTGTTTCACAGCCTCATAAAACGGCTGCTCTGGTGTGCCTTTCAACCCCACAGGGTTTCTCCTTTACTGGCAGTTGGGGGGAACGTCGGCGGTTAACGCCCCGTAGACCATGAACCATGTAGCAACCCCCGTAAACACAGCGATCCCGACTATGACGGCCACACCGAAAACGTTGACCCAGTCGGTTAGCCAACACCACTGTTTGAACCTGCGCCACATGGTCACGGGTAGGCCGCGTGCGCAGCGGCAGCGGCGTATTCCATCTGCCGGATTGTGGTCTCGTATCCGTCGAGGTCGGCAGGGTCGCAATGCCGGGCGACGACCATACCCAACGCTTGGTCTTTGATTTCGCGTAGGTCTCCGAGCCTGTAGGGCTGCCCGACGCGGCCCCACATCCACGGGCGGGTTTTCCCATAAATCCAGTCGGGAAAATGGACACCTGCGTCGGCGTACCTTGCCTGCGCTTTCGCGGCCCGGTCGTATTCCTCGAACGTGCAACGCCGGTGCAGACCGGGGTGTGTGGCAGCCCACACGGGGAGTTCGATGACACAGTCGGGTTCGGGGCAGTAGCGGCGTACGGCGTCGGCCGCAACAGTCTCCCGCTCCTTAAGGGCGGTGAGCTGTTGCGGCCGTACGCGGGGGCGTCTCCGGAGGGGGTTTGCGGCCATGGGGTTATGCCTTGACGCGCTTCGGTCGGGCGTTGAACCGGATGATCGCGGGCACCCCGGCGTCGGTGAGTACCTGGTCGGCTGTGATGCCGTCGGCGGTCTTCGTGAGGACGTGCTCACCCGTCGCCGCGTTGTACACCTTGTACACCAGGTTGACACCACCGCGCCGGGCGGAACGCACGAGATCAAGGGTGTGTTCCAGGATCGACGCGTTGTACGGATCGTTGGGGTTGCTGTCACGCGGGCCGATGGTGAACTGGTGCCAGACGTCGGGGCCGGCGGCGTAGTTGTCGGTGATCGCGTTTTCGTGAACCGTCGGCTTCGGGGGGACACCGGGGCGCTTGTCGGATGCGGGCGGGGTCCAGGGCTCGTACTCGAACACAGTTGTTCCTTACGGTTGGGGACAGTGATTGCGCGGGTTGCGCGGCAGGTTCGAACTGTATCAGGTTGGGCGGGGTGTGTTTGCCGTGTCGGGAAGTTTGAGGCGGGGGTGGTAGATGTAGGCGATGGCTTCGATGACGTCGGCTAGCGCGTCGATGATTTCGGGTCCGGCGTACCGGTTGGGGTGGCGGTCTGCGTCTTCGTAGAGCCGGATGATCGCGAGGTGGGCTTCCGCTTCCCGGACGAGCCATTCGGGTCCAGGGGTGGCGGGGGGTTTCAACCATTGGACGCCGCCATCGACGGCGGGCCCGACGGCGGCAGTCTCGGGTTCGAGTAGGGGTTTCAGCCATTGGATGGCGGCCCATGCGTCGGGGCGGTACCCGGATACGGATTCGGTCATGGGGTTTCTCCGGTCGGGGGGTAGGGGATGTGGCCACGTCCGGGTATGTCCATCCGGTTGTACCAGGCGGCGCGGTCTTGTACGGCGTTGTTGTAGGCGTCTAGGCAGTTTTTGAGGTATTCGGCGAGGATGAAGTCGGGGGTGTTGGATGGGTTTTCGTAGCCGTTGAGCAGGGTGGTCAGTTTGGCGGTAAGGTCACCGCTGTCGGGGGGCATGTCTGCGCCGGGTACATGGAGGATGGTCATGGGGTTTCCTCGGTGAAGATCAGGTGTAGTTCGTGCAGGCCGCATGGTCCGTATACGAGTTGGGCTCGGTCGATGGGGTGTCCGTCTTCGCGGATCCAGTTTAGGACGTCGGCGAGCATCATGTTGGTTACTTCCCAGGCGGGTTGGTTGCGGTGTTCGGGGGGTCGGTTGGTGGGGTGGACGGGTTTGGGGCGTCGGGTCATTGGGTTAGGGTAGCGGTATGACTGGTGCTGTGGTTGTTGGTGGGCTGTTGTTGTTTGTGGTGTTGGCTGTTTGGGCGAGGTTTGGTGCTCGTGCTGCGGGGGTGATGTTGTTGGTGGCTGGAGTTTTGGTGGGGTACATGTTTTACGCGGGTGTGTTCAACACCACAACCCCGTAGAGACGCGGGAAGCCCCCGACCTGTGATGGTCGGGGGCTTCCTTTTTGGGTTGTGCTGGTTTCCCTGACGCCTCCGCGACGACGCCTCAGGTGGTGTGGTTGTAGCGCCTGCCCGTCACAACGTCGTGATCGGTGGCTCCCACATCAAGGCCCCGTACCGAGGCACGGGTACAGGGCCGTGATACGTGCCGTGACCCGGTTTCGAATGCGGGCATTTCCCTACCGGTGTCCCTTACGGTGCGGTGGTAGGGCGTCTTACCTTTAGACGACACGGCCACCCGGTGATCAATCCGGGTGTTGCTGTCCGTTTCGTTGATCAAACGTCCGGTGCAGCGTTTGCGAGGGGTTGGGGGGACTTGAACCACCCGTATCGCCGGAACTGTCGCACCGTTGCGGTTGACCTGGGGGGGACCGGTGGTGTTTCAGTGTCCGTTGCTCTGCCAGTTGAGCTACAACCCCTTGGCGGGGAACCCTTTGCCCTGGTTCCCCGTTTTGTGCTGTGTCGGGTTTTCTGCATCCGGCCCGCTGAACCGCCTTACCGGAAGGTTCCGGCTGTTCGCGTCTGCACCGACCCCGGATCTGCGGGAACGTGGGCGGATTCGAACCGCCGACCCCCTGATCGATGGCTGGCCGGCCGATCAGGTGCTCTACCCCTGAGCTACACACTCCATGGCCCGCAACGCTGGAACGCTGCGGGTTTTGTGCTGTGCCTGACTTGCAGTGAAGGGCATTGCGTTTGCCGGGCTGGAATCGAACCAGCGTATTGCCTCGCGTTCGGGTTGCTCTACCCCTGAGCTACCGGCAAGCCTTGTGCTGGGGATCACTTGGGCATGTTGGTCGCGTTTCTTCGGGCTGTTGTGCGGCCCTCCACCACCAACCCTGACCCGTCGGTCAGCATCATGTGCTCCGTTTCGGAAGCGGTGTTGACGTTAGGGGCGTGTGTCAGTGGTTGTCAAGTCGGGGCATTGACCAGCACGGGAACGCGCGGCGGGTGTCTAGTTCCATGTGAAGCGTACGGGTAATAGAGCATTGCCCGTTTCGACGGTGGTAGTCGAATGGCGTGGTTCCGCCGAATGTGTGGTGACAGGTGGGGCAGTGTGCGGTTTCTTCCCCTGACCACCTTTGTCCGCATTGACAGGTGTGGGGGAGTTTCTGGTAGTCGCGGGTGCCGGTGAGGCGGGTGGCGGGGTGGGTCACGGGCGTCTCCTAGCCCTACAGTTTGGGGGTGGGGTGTCCCGTCGTACCGACGGGGCGTGTTCGTCGATTCTAGCAGGGCTACAGACCCCCAGAAATGGGCACTGGGTCGTGGCCCGACCCGATCGCGGTGAGCTGTTGATAGACGATCTCCCGAACTTGAAGATCATCCGGCGACAAGCCGAGGGCCCGGAGCGACCCGTACACGACGGACAGGACGGCGGCAGATTGGGCTTCGGCGAGGCGGATCTGCCGTTCCGCGATGTTCCGTTGTGAGGCGATTTTGGCGAAGTTAGCCGCTAGTTTCCGTTCTTCGATTTCGAGGCGGGCGAGGGCGCGGATTTCTTCGCCGGTGGCGAAGCGTTGGCCTTTTGGTGTTTGTGCCCAGGTGTGTCCGATGAGGGCGGTTATGCCACCTGTTTCGAAGATCCATTCGAGGCGGTTGCGGTGTTGTTGCAGCTCAGTGGCCTCAGCGTCGGTGAGTTGTTCGCCGTCGTTCTGCCGGCGGAGCAGGGTTTGTAACCGTTGCCCGGTTTCGTAGGCTTCGTGAAGTTTCGCGGCGTATAGGTCGGCCCGTGCGACGGATTGCGACAGCATTCGCAAGATCGTTTCGTCGGGGTCGATAGCGGTCGTTTGGGTGCTGACCTGCCATTTCTCTAACTCCACGACGACGTTTCTCCTAGTTCGTGCTGCTGCGAGGTCATATACGTGGGTTCGGCAGCGGTCGCTACCGATGATGGGCCATTGCTCGCAGTACATGTTTTGTTTTGGTGGGCGTAGTTTTTTCCCGCATCGGCCGGGAATTGGTTCGATGGATGCCATCAACTTTATCCGGTTTGCGCGTTTAGGGTTTGTATGTATGTGTGTATTTCTGGGGTGTTTTGGAACCATTCTCCGGTGAGGCGTGCGGCGGCGAATCGGGTGTGTAGTTGGCGTTCGAGTGTTCGGGCGCCGGGGGTGGTGGCGAGGAGTTGGACGGGTTCGGGGTTGCCGGTTTGGAGTTGGGTTATGCGTTGGGCGACGTTGCGTGACCAGCCGATTTTGATTCTGTTTCCGGCTTGGGCGAAGTAGACGGATGAGCCGTCGCGGGTTGCTCTGGCTGCTTCCATGGCTTCGATTGCGGGGCGTAGAAATGCGCCGATGGGGTTGTTTCGGTGTGTGGCGTAATGGGTGGTTAGGTAGCGGTATATCTGGTCGAAGAATGGCATTGTTAGGACTTCGTTATTGAATCGGTAGGTCTGTCCGCATTCTACGTATGTGACTTGGTTCCAAAGCGTGAAGCCGGCGTTTGTAATTTCCAAATGTATTGTCGGATTTGTTGGTTTTTTGGCTTTCTTTTTGGCTGGGGGAAGTGCGATGGGAACGGTTGCTTTGATCATGTAAATGGAGAGGTCTGTGCTGGTCACGGCTGTTTTCCTGGGGTGATTAGGGGGTGTTCTTTGGTGGGGCTGGCGATGGCGTCGGCGCGGCAGTTGGCGCAGTTGTCGGCGGGTTGGCCTCGGTGGTGGGGGCATTGTGGGGTTTGGGCGAGTCTTTCCCGTTTTGCGGCTTCGGCTGCTTCGGTGTTGTGGCGGGCGTCGCCGCAGGGGCCGCAGTTTGGGGGGTTGGGGGTGTTTTGGTGTTTTGGGCATCTTTTGGGGTTGGGGGGGGCCCCGCGCGTTACGGCCCGGCCCCCTTCTAGATCTGAGTAACTACTACCCGACCCTTCGGGTCGGGTCGGGAGTTCAACCATGCCCCTAGCAAACACTGCAGCATTTGCTGAAGCACTTGCTTCGGGTTTGCTTCGAGACTTTCCGCTGGCCAGGCCCCCTTTCCTACCCGCTTCGGCCTTCTTAAGTCGTGCCTCTTGTACCTCTGCTCGTGAGGGCTGTAACTTTGTTCCCGACTCGTTCGAAGTCCACTCGATGAACGAATATCCCCCTCGGACGCGCTTCCAGATCCGAGTTATACACAGGGCTTGGGCCAGTTTTTCGGCGTCCTGGGGGATGAGCCAGGGTAGTTGGTGATCTGGGACAAATCCGTCCGTAAGGTTGTCGGAGCACCATGATCCGGCGACGGTCCAGAGGGCGAGAGCGGCGGGCTCGATCGCCAGCAATTTCCGGATTTTGCTGTCTGAGTGAAGTTTGTCGGTGACCTTGAACCAGACCATCAGACAGCCATCCACAGGATGTGGATTGAGGGGGTGATATACTGCCTCATAAACGTTCGCCTCCCGTATAGGCGTAACTGCGGTTTGGAACGGCCACCCGTTGGACGCGGGTGGCCGTTCGCGTTATGGGTGATGATCGTACTCCGGTCGACGCTGCAGGCTAGCCCCCTGTGCTGGCGGGTTCGAGGGACCGTAGGACGCGCTGAAACTCGGCTGCAGCTGCGATGACCCGGCGTTGATCGGCGAGGTTTTGTGCGCCGCCGCGCTGGTATGCAGTGGGTTCGAGGACGGGCGCGAGGGCTTGCATGTGTTCGTTGACTTCGGCGAGCTGCTGCAGGGGTAGGAGCAGGATGTGGCGCCCGGCGTGGGTTAGTAGTCCGATCAGGTTGACGTACGCGGTTGATACCTGTTCGGTTGTCCAGCCGATATCTGACGTGCCGGCGGGTTCGTTGGTCATGATTCTCCCAACGCGTCGAGGATCGTGGCGTACCGGTGGGCGAGCCAGTCACCGGCATACCCAGCGGCTATGTGCCGGCCGTCGTATGCATCGTTGATGATGGCTTGTAGCAGGTGCGGCCACGCGGCGGCGAGCACCATTTGCGTTACGGTTTCGGCGTACCCGTATGAGCCTAGGTAGCGGTTGGCGTACTTATCGGCCATGAGCCGACTGACGCCTGCTGTGATCGCCGATCGGGTGATGGTGGGGGGTTGGGTCACGGGTTGGCCTTTCGGGGTTTCCAGAGCCGGTACAGGTCGCGGATCGTGGCACCGGCGGAGAACGCTACCAACGGTATGAACCAGGGTTGTCCGGTTCGTATGGATGTGTAGATACATAGCCCCTGTATGGCAAACACTGCGGTGTAGCCAACCGTGAACCCGGCACGCCATCGGAGGGTCACGGCTTGTTCCGAGGGATGGTGCGGCGCCAGGTGGCGCCGGTGGCGATCCATAGGACGAATAAAAACGCTGTGCTGGCGGCAAGCCATTCCCCGAGGATGAGGCGTGCTACGCCGATGATGGTGAACCCAACAGCGAGGATCCAGATCAGCCAACGGGGGATAGCGGCAGGATCGGTGGCGGGCGCGGCGGGGCCGGTGGGCCGCCCGTCGCAGTTGACGCGTTGCCGCATGGGGGTGCCGTCGGGGTGGGTCCAGTAGGAATAGCCGGTGGTTTCGGCGAGGGCTACGGGTGTGTAGTCGTAATCGGCGCAGGAACAAAGGGTGCAGGGGTTGCCCCACCCGTCTCCTACGGGGTGGTCTTTGGGTGGGTGGCCGCAGGCGCAGGGGGTGGTGTCTGGCCGGGGTTGCATCGCTATTCCTTGGGGGTGTAGTTGGTGCAGGCGGGCCACCAGGCGCGGCAGTCGGTTCCTGGTCCGTGGGTGATGGGGTGTAGGTCGCATTTGGGGTAGCTTCCGTGTCCCCAGTTGATGCGGTGTGTGCAGGTGCGGCAGCGTGGTCCTGGGGCGTCGCGGTCGTCGGGGGGTGGGGCGTCGGGGTGGAGTTTTGGGCCGAAGGGGTGCCATCCGCGTGCGAGTGCTTCGTTTTGGCGTGAGACCCGACGTTGGTCGGGGGACAGGTCGGGGGCGGGTGGGAGCTCCGGCACGTCGAATAGGGGTATTTCGGTCATAGTTTGTCCAGGGTAAAAGTCATGTCGAGGGCTTCCAGCCATTCGCCGAACCGGACCATCGTCGGGATTTGGACACCGTTTTCCCAACGGGCGACCTGCAACCCGTTCCGGGATTTGGAACCCGTCGGCATGCGGCGCTCCACCTCACGGCACGACAGCCCTAGTTCGATCCGGCGCCGGATCAACTGCATACGGATCACATCCCACATCACGGCGCGGCCTTGACGCGCTGCATCAGGATGGGGTCTGCGACGTTGGCGACGGGGACGGGGTCCGCGCCGGGTCGGTGGAGTTCCAGCCGCCCATCCACGTTGCGAACCTGCCACAGTTCGTCGCGCAGGACGTACCGCCACGTCTCGCCGGGCTGCGGATCCCATGTGGCCAGGTCTGAACGCGGCTTCGGGGGGAACGTAATTTCGATGTTCGCCGTACGGATTAGTTCGGCGATGGCTTCGCGATCAGCGTCGCTGGCGTTCAGCCCGAAGTGATAGCAGTAATCAGCGATGGCCAGCGACTCAGCACCGTTGGCTCGGCGCCGGATGATGTCGAGCGCGGTTCGGCGGTGTTCGTCCGGGGTCATGAACTGGCCTGCCCAGTCGGGGTCTGGTCGTCGTGGCATTCGCAGATACACGACGTGCCGTCGTCGGTGCAGCCGACGGCGTGGTTTTTGCCGGTGTGGTTCCGCCAGGTACGGCGGTGGTTGCCCATGCCGCAGTTGATGGACCGGCCAGCGGTGGCGGCTTCCCGTCGGGCGTAGGTGACGACGGTGTCGGTGATCGCGGCACGGGCGGCGCGGCGACCGTCGGGGGTGTTGCCGTGTTTGGTGAGCAACGAGTTTACGGTTGGGTGCGGGATCATGGGCGTACCTGGCTGGGGGTGGTGATGACCAGACGTCGAACCACCCGGTATGGTTCGCCGGCCCGTTCGGCGTGGCGTCGCGTCCACCGTTCATCGCGCCACACGAGCCACGTTTCCCCGTACTGGGGGTGTTCGGTGTTCCACTCTTCCCGGACCTCGCAGGCGTTGAGCACGCTAGCGAGGACAGCGTCGGCTATCTCCCACGGGTTCGCCATGCGGCGGGCAGCGTCTTCGGCTGCGGCGTAGGCGTCTGAGCGGAGCCCGACCGGCAGGTCGGTGGGGGTAACGTCGATGGACCGGAACGGGTCGACGTATACGTCTTCGCCGGTGGGGGCGGGTTTGCAGCGGGGGCACAGGTCCGCGCCGTCGATGAACACCCAACCGAGTTGGGCGATGATGGCGCGTGCGTGGGCGCGGCGTTCGTCGCGGGTCCATCCCGTGCCGTGCTGAGCGTGTTCGGTGTCGCATTTGTCGCACATGAACGTCTGCACGATCGTTGGTGGTGTGGTCATTCTGGGGTCTCCGAGGTCAGTACGTGGATCAGGTACAGGGCGGCGCGTTCGTGGGCGCGGGCCGTTGATAGGACGGCTTGGCTGAGGTTTTGGGCGTTGCACCATTGAGCGAACTGGTACCGGTCGCGTAGAGCGGCGGTGGCTTGTTCCAGGGCGTAGCGGATTCCTTCCTGAAAGATCGCGCGGTGCTGGTAGGCGAGTACCTCGGATTGCGCGGTGAGGGCTTCCGACATCGCAATGTGTGATTCTTGGGCTGCGGTCAGGGCGTCGTTCCAGCCGCGCATGTAGTTCGCGTCGCGGATGGTCATCGTGACGGTGGGGTTGGTCATGTCGCGAGGACAGCGGCGGCGAGCAGGATCCCGGCGATGATGAGCGCGGCGCCGATGCGGCGTGACCATCGGCCGATGTTGTCCCACCGTCGGAGGTGGGCGGCGAAGCGTTCGGGATCGTGGGTCATCGGGGTTTCTCCAGTTCGGGCTGCAACCAGTTGATCATTTTTTGGAGGATGCTTTGCAACGGGATCCGCTGCCCCGTCTCAAACAGATACAGACTCGTGACGCTGGTCCCTATCTGCTGCGCCGCGACACGCCGACCCACGCTTAAGGCTGCACGACGTGCAGCGAGCATCGCGGGCATCTTCTCGATCAGGTCCGGCGCCACACCTCCCCGCACGCGGTCAAGACGCCGCGCTGTATGCCCTTCCTGACAAACATCGCAGATCGGTTCTTTGTTCTTTTGGTGACGCCGGTACGCGGACGGCGACCCGTGGGGGCTGCGGGGACGTAGCGGCGGCCCCGTCAACGCCGGTAGCTGCGGCGGTGTGGCTGACAGCGGTTGCCCACCCACGGACCACAACCTTCCGCCCGCGACGATGCTTTTCCGTTCCAGCTTCGGTTTCGCCTGAGTCGCCGCGAAACACTCCGCCCGTACCGGACACCTGGTGCGGCACTGCAGCAACGCGGCCCGGTTCCCGGCAGTGAGCCGGTATGGGTCAGCGGTCGTGAAATCTTCCGGCGTCGGCCAGCCACGGCACCCGGCGTGTTCCTGCCACGCCCACGCACGCGGATCGTAGACCGTGGTCACGGTGTGCACTCCGCAGAGCAATACTGCCGGTGGTCGCCGGGCTGCGGGTTCGACGCACGGGTGATCGAGATCAGCCCATCGCACGTGGGGCACACCCCCGGTTTGACCCTGCCCTGCCGCAAACCGAGGTACGGCATGATGTCGCGAAGGAAATCAACGCCCGGCCCTTCCAACGTGACAGGGTCAACGCCGATCCCGACCGCCCGGTGGTGTAACGCCAACGCGGCAGCTTGTTCCAGAGGGTTTAACGCGTTCAGTTTTCTACTCATCAACGTCCCCAAATCGGGCCCGTACAGCAGCCTGCGCGGCGTGCCGGTCGGGCACTCTATGCACTGGGTGACGCTGCGGGCATTCACAGCGGAGACAACCGGTGTCAGGGTAGAGCGGATGAATACGGACACCATCGGACTGGAATACATGCGTACGAACTGGTAGCCGCGTTTTCATTCATCAGCCCTCCCTTATCGGCAACCCTCCAACATGTCACATACCACACACGTCACATTTGTATACCGTAAGGAAGCAACGAGCACCAGAGTTAAAACGGGCGCGGGCCCTGAGACCCGCACCCGCATCAACCCATCTGCCGTGCTGTGTTACCGAAGGGTTCCAAGTTCATACAGGGCGTCCGCGACGCGCTTCAACTCCATCCGCAGGCCCTCGATCGTCAGGTCCGCGCTCACGGACTGCTGCGCGTAGTGCGCCAGCTCCACGACACCGGCGCGGAGCCGGGCAGCCTCAGCCAATGTCAGGTTGTCGCGGAGGTTCTCGACAAGCTTGTCCGCCAACTGCACATCGAACTCTTCCGTCAACGTGCCGTACGCCGTCCGCATGATCCGCAGAGCGCGCATCGCATCCCGGATCACCTGCTCGCCGTCACCGCGTGCGACCTCGATCCCCGACACCCGCAGCTTCACCCACGGGTCGCCTTTCTCGTCCTCCGCGATCTCGTTACGCTCGATCGCGGTGAGCTCCACCACTCCAACGATTTTCATCCCCAGGTGGTCATACAGGCGGGGCGTCACATCATCCAACGCCATGTTACCGGCGCTGTTCAAGTCAGCAGCCAGCTTAAGTTTTGCGGTCACGTCACACGCTTTCTCTACGAATCGTAAGGACAACATAGGGTAGCGCCCCCGGCCGATCATCCCGGATCAGAGCCCACGTTTGGGCCAACACGTGCTTATCGGAATCGTCGACCAGGAAACCGCACCCCGGATTCCACAGGGGTTTGCCCTGCCGCAGGAACCCGCGTTCCGGGCCCAACCCATCCGTCAACGCCTTGATCGTCGGTTCAAGGTTCAGACGGTCACGGACCGGCGCCATGGCGGTCACGTAATAGCAGTCGAAATGCAACGAAACGCCGGAAACCTCCATCGGCAGGCCCGCACGGCGCCCCGCGTCCGCTGCAGCACGCCGGTACGCCTTCACCCGACGTGACTGCGCCATTTGCTCTTTACGGTTGTTCGACGTCAACCACCCGTGAACCGCGACCGGAACCGGGATCTGAACCTGCCACCAGTTAACCAGCATCAGGTGGCCGCGCAATCCCACACAACGCGAACGCTTTCACCACGATCGGATACTGGGTGAACTCATCCAAAGACTCGCACTCAGTGTCCCAATCGCGTGTCTGCAACCCGACAATCAACGTGCTCAGGATCAGCTCCGCTGTCGACGGCTCGATATCGCCATCGGCGAGCAGGTCAACGATCACCCGCGCGACCGGGTCGAACACCTCACCACCCGAAGACCAACCCATCAGGACACCTCCCCCTGCGCTGCCTGAACCAACATCACAGCGGCAATCCCCGCGACGGTATGCGTGTCATAGAAGCTGGCCATCAACTGAGTGGCCAGCCCTCGCGCCACGGCCGCAGGCACGTTGACCCGCAACGCATCCCGGATCGGGGGAAGTAGTTCGTTGACTAGGTCACACATCGCGGTATATGCATCATCGTGGCTGAGCGCGTCGATTTCCTCGTCGGTCAATTCGCTAGCCGGCTTCATTTCGCCCCCTTCCGAATGAACGTAGCCATGGACATACGGATGAACGTCACCATGGAGACGCCGCAGGCATAACACGGCCCTTTCGCGAACGGCTGTCCCTTAGGCGTAGCCCCCAGCGTGCCGGGAAACTGCCGCTTGGCTTTGCAGCGGACGCAGAAACCGATGTAATCCGTGGTCATGCGCCCGCCCCCGGTTCCGCGATGGGTGGCCACCCATCGACCTCGTCGGCTTCGATGTAGCCGACCACCACGGCCTCGTCGGCGGGCCCGGAACCATAAGCGGAGTCCGGTTCGGGCTGCTGGGGGGGTTGCGCCGCCTTACGGGCTGCGGCTTCTTCGACCTTGACCGTCAACTCTTTGATCATGGTGTTCGCTTCCGCGAACGTCAGTTCCTTAGACGACCCCAGCTCACGGCCCACGATCCGAGACGTCACCTGCAACCGCGTCGCCCGATCCTGGTCACTGTCGGAGTAACCCAGCAGCCCCCACAGGCGGTGCATCCGCTTGTGCTGGTCCTGCTGCACCATCACCACCGCAGGGCTGTCTGCGGCCGGCTCAACGGGCCCACCGAGGATATCCACGGCAGTGACCGGATCACCGACCGTCGCGTCGACCGCCAGGGGCGGCATGTCCTCCAACTCTTCCACCGAGTACGCCATGCCGTGAAGCGCGTCGGGGGCGACCTGCCGGCATGCCTCAGACGCGGCGCGGGCATAGAACATCTGCTGCGGGTTCGTCTTGTACTTGCTGTTGGTGTACAGGCCAGCGGCCATAGCGCGCCGCTCGTCCCACGTACACCGGGCCGTTTTATCCGGAGGGTCGCCCTTCCGCAGGGCACACACCGTGACCGACTTGTCGGACTGGTGCTCCACCCACACGCTGTGACCAGCCGCCATCACGACAGCAACCATCGACTTCGCGTACATGCCGACACGCCCGGAAATGACGTAGATGGCCTGCCACGACGCCAACGGATCCATGCCGAGCGTCGCCCCGTACAAGACAGCGGCCGTCGCGGCTTCGACCTTCCCCCTAAAATGCGGGGGCACGAACTCGGTGTTGCACAGCTGGCGGGCGATCGTGGAAGCGGCGGTCAACTGCTCCACCCACCGCACCAAATCCACCGACGCAGACGGCGGCGCCGTATACCGCAGCGTCTCCGCCGTCATCGGCTCACGTACGGCAACCTCAGTCACTTGCCGCCCCCCAACACGTCAGCCCACGCGCAGTAATCTTCGACGGTCCGACCCGTCGCGGATCCACCGTTCGGGCCCTCCGTAGCGTCCATAGTCGCGACCGCCGCGACGTGGGCAAGAGTCGCGTGAACCTGCGCGTACGCCAAATGCAGGGTTTCGGTACGCGGGTCCGTGGCGCCGCATTCAGCGGCGTACTTCAAATGCTGTTCGGCTTCGCGGTAGTGCTCTGGTCCGTTCATGACCACTCCATTTCTTGCTGCAGGTAGGGGGGTAGGTCGATCGTCAGGATTTCCCCAGCATTCTCATATCCCGGCCAAATACCGGATTCGGAACAATCCCGATAGACCTCAAGGGCACGATCGTTGAGTTGCCGACCATACGCTAACGCCATCGGGGACAGATCAACAACCTGGATCATGTATGGGGGGGTTTTCTCCTGAAACACGAACATAAACCACGGCTCTAGTTCCAGCCCGGTCGCGCGGATCCCCCGCGAATAAAACTCGCCCTGCTGCCAGTACCCGTACGTCCGGATAGCTTTCAGGATCTCACGCGGCGTCACCGACGTTGTCGTCTTATAGTCAACCGCGACCATCCGGCCCGTCGGCAACCGCTGCCAACGATCCACCCGCCCCCGACACCGAACCCCCGTCCGCTCATCCGTCCAAAACAGCGACAACTCAGACACACCCCCCGCGCCCTGCAACAACTGCGACGCCAACGGATGCGCATAAACCGCACTCGCCATCTGACACACCGTGTTGTAGTCATCCAACAACAACGGAATCTTTCCCGCCGCACGCGCCAACGCAGCATCAGCCTTAGCCGCGTTTGTGCGCATACTGTCCGCCGGCACGCCCGGCTCCTTTTGGATCACATGGATTTCCTGGCCAGCGTTCAGCACCTTCTTATGCGCGGCAGACCCGACATCCAGGTCCGTACTGGTGTACTCCAGTGCCCCCCGCAGGGCATCAAACTTCGCCGGACAACCAGGCGGAACCAACTGCCGCGCCCCCGACGACGACAACGAACCACCCAACACCGGATCACCGTGATAAACCTCATCCGGCATACCCGCTATCACGCTCGGACACCGCGCGAACTCGAACGGCTGAACCCACTCACTGATCATCGGACGCCACCCACAACGGACAACGAACGATCGGCAGCGCATCACCCTTTACGATGCCCGTACCGGAACACTGCGCACATGGATAACCGAACAGACCGCCGTCCCCGCCGCAGTTCTCACACGGTCGGGCCGTGAGGTCGACGCCAACACTGCAGTCAGTGACAAAATCCGAGTTAGGGCCGTCCGCGTGACCGCATGTCCTGCAGCCCCGATTTTCGGGGCGGCGCCAGCAGCGCTCCATATGCCTGACAGCGGCAAGTCGGTTGTAAAACGACTTCGAACACGCCGGGCACTTCCACCGAACTACTTCTAGCCTGATCGGTTCGCTCATCAGAACGGGCAATCTTCGTTGAGGCTGGGGCGGAAGATCAACGTTAGCGGCCCTCGGTTCTCGTTGATTCCATCAGGTGAATCGTCGCCGATACCATCGAGGCACATCAGGTATACGGGGCCCTCCAACGCGGGTACCTCGAACTTGCCCGTGTACACGTAGCGGACCGGAACCGCAATCCAGTTCTGATAGTTCTTGTCCTGCCAAATGTCACCCCTGCGCGGGGGCCAATGATCACCAGGCTTGTTGCGTTCCAACATGCCCGGCCAGCCGTTACCCCACTGGTGGTCATCGTCGCGCGAGGTGGGACGTGGTGGGGGCTGGTTCACGCCCAACGCTTCCGCGATGGCCAGCAGGGCGTGAACCTGGGCGGTGCGGATGGACTCTTTATGGCCCGGGACGCGGACCTGATTGTTCGGAAGGGTGATCAAGTGTTGGGCATGCTTATAGTGCTCAGCGCCGTTCAACGAGTCTCCTAAAGGGTGGGTAGGGGTCAGGATGTCAGCAGGGTGTGACAGTCACCCGCCCCGCACGGTCAACGGTGACCAGCCCGAAACCCGTCAAGGTCGGAACCTGCTGGGGGCGGGCCCCGACCATCGGAGCGACCACCAGCAGGACGGCGAGAATCAGGAACGCGGTAATCATCAGGAACTCCAATCAGTGAACAGAGCAGCGACAACAGCCGCACCCAACAATGCGGCCATCAGATGCGACAGGGCAAGACCCATGCCGATCTGCCACCACCGGGCCGTATCAACCTGCTCCGCAACCGGTCGTGGCCGGCTGGGGCGCCGCGACCGGTGCGACGGGATCAGGTTCACGGGATGCGGCGCAGGTTCGGGCTGGTAGTCGACGGGTGCGGCCTTACGGACCGCACCCATGTCCATAGCGATCGTGTGGCCTAAACCGTTCGGCCGGCGGATAGGGGTGGTCAGGTCAGCGTCTGGGTTGGGGGCGTAGCCGGGGCTTATCGGGTGAATCGGGAGGGTCATGTGCGGGTGCCTTTTGCTGGTGTGCCGGTCGGGTGTGCGTTGAGCATATGCGCAGGTCACTTCGGGTGTGTTACCGGCCCGTCGAGGGCGTGAAGAATTTCGTACGCGTACACGAGCGGTTCAACGCTCACCGTCGGCCGGTCCTCCGGAGGATCATCGTGGGCGAGAACCTCCCCGTATGAGTAACGGCCCTCCGTGCCGTCGCCGATCTTCCACCAGTCGCCCTCAGGGTCGGAACAGTCGTCACCGTCAGTGCGAACAAACAGGCCCTCACGATCAGGGCGCGTCGCCCCGCCGTGGGAGTAACCGCCGCTGTATGTGGCATGGATGATCGTCCCGTCCGGTGGTATCTCCCACCTAGGGTCCGTCACCAACGCCCGCACACGCGCCACCTGAGCCCGCAGGGCGGCAACCTCAGCTTCCAGTTCGTCATACGACGGAACGCCGATCATGCCGTCACCTGCGCGGCGGTCTGCTCGACGTCCCGCGCGGCGGTGTAACGGCGCAGGTCTTCCAGCAGCATCACCGTTGACGTGGTCAACGGGTCCGGGGGCGTCAACTCCCGATACAGCGGCAACGGCTCCTGTGTGTCGCGGAGGTGAGCCCGGATCCCGGCGATGACGCGCTGCGCGCCGTCGGTGTAGTACAGCAGCCACGACAGGCTGTCAGCGACCTTAACGTCGATTTCGGGGAGGTCGATCGTCACGCCGACGTGTTCAAGTTCAATGATCATGGGGTGTTCTCCATTCTTCTGATTCTGATTCTCCGTAGCGGGTACATACCCACACCGTCACACGGCGCCCCGTGACGCCGTACACGGCCGTTCACCTGATGAAGCAACCACCGCCCACAGACGGGGCACTCCACCCGCCCCCGCTCATCCACCAGCAGCAGCGAGGGCGGGGGGTTGGATGCTGATTGGTGCGCCGAACACGTCCGCGAGGATCAGCAGATCCTCAGCCGCCCACGAATACTCACCGTGGCAGCGGCGCGAGATCACGCCTTTGTCCACGCCGAAGATTTCCGCGAGTTGGGCTTGAGTGATGTTGTGTTCGGCCATCGCTGCGCGGATGAGCGCGGCGAGGTGCTTACGCCTTTCGGTTCTGGTCATGGGCCCACCCTAACACCAGGGTTGCGTCAGGCACAACCCCGGGGTATGGTCGACCCAACACCACAACTACACAGGGAGACACCAGATGCCCCGCATGTCGGACAGCACCGAACCCGTCGGCTCGATCGACGAACTAGCAACCTACCTGGGAGCAACCACTGCATGGTCTCTACCACTGCACCTGCTCCGGGCGATCGAGGTCGGCGGAGCAGACACCCGCGCGAAGCTCGCGACCGCGTTTCCGGACCTTTACCGGGTGTGGCGGGTTTGGCACTCGTTCGAGGATGAGTACCCGACGGGTCAGGAACTCACTACGGCGTTGAGTCTGCTTTCTATTCCGGGCGTGAAGTTGTTTGGCGAGTAGGTGTTGGGCGGAACCCCCAGGCTTAGGCCCGGGGGTTCTGTCGTGTACCAGACAGTTCCAGAGGTTGCGTTCAGCGCAACCTGGGGTATGATTAAGGGGTAAGCAAGACAAGCCAAAGGAGCCCCGATGAACGACAACACCACCCCCGACAGCGACATCGACCCCGACTACTGCGACACCTGCGGACACTTCCACAACCCCCAGAACGACTGCCCCGAAAACACCCCCTGCGGCGACTACCGCTGCTGCGTCAACTACTGAACAGTTCCGGCCATATCCGGCCCCGCCGGATTTGAGCCGAAACCCTTCAGAACCCCAACCCAAAGGAGAAACCGATGACCACCCACACCACCCCCGAAGCCCGCAACGAATGGCTCGCCAGCCTCAACCATGAGGACGTACTTCCCCTCATCGCCACCAACAACGGCCGCTGCGGCCACGGCTGCTCCACCTGCGACACCAGCGCGTTCTACATCGAAATGATGGACGACGACGGCATCCTGTGCGGCGGCGTCGTTTGCCTCCGCGCCGCGACGCACATGGCAAAGCTGATCGCCGAGGACCACGCCGCCGGGATCGGAATGAACAACAGCCTCACCCGCATCCCGACCGCCGCACAGCGCGCCGCCAAGTCCGACGACATCGGCTGGTGAACAGCTCCGGTGAGACCCGCCCACGGGCGGGCCGCGCCGAAGATGTTCAACCCCGAACATCCCCACCTGAGGAGAATCTGATGAGCCGTAAGACCCTCCCGATTTCCTGCCACGACACGTGCCCCGTCTGCGGGTCGGACCTGAAGTATCAGGGGTGGCCCACCCAGCACCAGCACGACGCGACCGGCGCACAGTGCGAGTACGAGTGGAACTATGAAGACGCGCTCGCTGCTGAGGTTGAGGCGGAGTGGGGTTCCGAAGCGGACTGCATGTTCTGATCCTTGCCTGTGGGGCCCCGACATGTGCGGGGCCCCAGCCGGAAAGTCTCAGCCCCGACTAATGAGGACCCCAACCCTAAGGAGCAGTCATGGCACGGCAGAAAAACCCCCGGCGCGTCATCCTCGAAACCCTCCGCGACATGGCCCGGCTGACGCGGTACACCGTCAGTGCGTGGAACGTGGCCAGCACGGTGTTCGCGAAGGGCGAAGATGGGCAGTACCGTCCGGTGCCGCGTCCGGCGGATCAGTATCCGGAAGCCCAGCGGGCGGCGTGGGAGGATTTGGCGGCGCGGGCGTTGGCGTTGGAATCGATGGCGGTTGGCGTTCGCCAGTTCGCGAATGAGCAGATGTACCGGATTGATCAGGGCCGGTAACCAAGCACACCCCGGTTGCGTCTCACGCAACCGGGGTGTATGCTGAACCCAGCCCCAACAACCCCCGCGAGGAGAACCCCCGATGAAGACCATCACCCGCGAACACGTCGGAACCGCCGTCATCACACTCACCCACGACACCGTCGCCGGAGCCGACATCTGGCGCGTCGAAACCCTCTCCTCCGGCGTCTACCAGCACGAGTTTTCCCGCAGCCACGGCACCGAGGTTGACGCCACGGATTTCCTCGCCATGGTCCGCGCCTACTACAACCCCACCCCCGACCCGTCGATCCTGCTGCCCCCCATCCCCGACATCGAGCGCCCCGAACCCCGCGACCCCGTACGCGCGGCCCTCGCGCACGCACGATCCGCGCACATGACTACCCGCGACATCGCGACCGCCCTGAAAGTCACCCCCCAGACGGTCAACCGGTGGACCCGGGGAGGCAACCCCACGCCCCGCCACACAGCGGCCCTGCTCGCTCTCTCAGACGTCCTGTGGGCGCGTGTCCAGGGCTGCGGGTGCCAGGGTGTGGGAGTCATCGCCACCGGCGACACACGCAACCCTGACGGCCGGATCGTGACCGCCGTCCAGCGCTGCTCCGTCTGCAACCCCAAGGAGAAATGATCATGCAGTCCGAAGACCAACTAGCCCAACGCGCACACCGTAACGAGGTCGCCCGACACCGCCTCAACGCCCTCGGCGCCCTCAACCAAGCCCACCGCGCACTCGGCCAACTCATCGACGCCATCGAAAACCTGAACCCCAACATTCCCCTGTCACGGCAGAAAACCATCCCCTGGGGCATCGGAGGCGTAGTACACGACGTCGGCGAAGCACAAGCGCGCCTCGCCGCACTCGACGCGATCCGCGAACTGGAACACCTCATGCCCGCCATCATCCCCCGACAGGAAACCACCGAATGAGCGCCGAAACTCGGCTTGTACGAGCCGACGGCGGCGATGGTGGACGACAACCAGCGGAAGCGCCGCGAAGCAGAGCAGGCAGAACAGGATCGGCGCGCTGACATGAGGGCCGAGACGGCAAAGGTAATCGACCGGGCGCGGCAGATGAACTACATCGCGTCACCTGTTCGCGGCGAGCCCGCCACGGTTCAGATGAGCGCTCAGACGCTGGCAGACATCCTTGACGTGTTAGAAGCGGAGATCGAATGAAAACGCTGTGGGAGAAACTGGCGTACTGCGCCGAGGTGGATATGGGGTTGCCGGGGTCGCTGATGTGCGATGCGTGGGACCTTGCGTATGACTATTTTACGCGGGGCGCGGAGCGATATGCGATGCTGGATCGTGGCGGATATGAGTGGTTTTTGGGGGAGGCGGTTGATGCTTACCTTGCGGCTCCGGTGGTGTACACGTTCAACCCTCGGTCGCGTGTCGAAACGGGTGAGGTTGCCGAGGTTCGGCTTACGTGGGCCGACGATGAGGTCAACTAACCCACGGGTTGCGTAGGGCGCAAGTGTGTGTCATGCTTGACCAGTAACACACCAACCCCCAAAGGAGAACCCGTGGACATCGACGACCAGCGCGACCACGCCGAAGAAGCCTACAACCGCGCAACCATGGAAGACGCATGGATCGACGACCTCAGCGCGGAACTCAACCCCGAACTGGTCACCCGCGACGGCGACACGATCACCCTTCGCCTGTCGACCGGCGCCGCGACCGCCCTCGCGCTGATCCTCGCCGAAGCCAGCGACACCATCGCCAACGCCGTTCACCTCCCCGAGGACACCGTCACCGACATGCAGGCCGTGGCGGCAGCTCTGACGCTCGGGTTCAAGCTCGTACTCTGACCGCTTCCACCCCGCCCAGCCCCCACGGCTGGGCGGGGGAGTGGCTGCCAGACCACAGCCAGAATGGAGAATGAATCATGGCGAAAACACCACCCCACAAAGACGACGCCCCCGACCCCGGCCCCGACCAATCCATCAACACCCGGAAGCAACCCATCGGGCAACCCGACCACCCCCACAACAAAACCACCCACGCAGGGATCCCCACCGTCGAGGAAATCAGGGCCCGAATCGATGGGAACTGACCAACCCCAGCGGACCGCGACCGTCCTGGAACTACTCGACCGGTCGTTCCTAGCCCACCGCATCGGCAACCGGAACACCGCCGAACAGCTGATGAGGGAAGCCATCGAACTCGACATCGTATGCGTCTCTGGCGTACGCGGCGGAATCATGATCGGGGAAATCCCCAACCCGGAAACCGACTACCCCGCATGGGCTGACTATGTTGTCACCGCAAGGGAAAACGCCGATGACTACACCCACCTATAGCATCATTCGCATACGGCACCACCGGACGCCCCGCACGACGGGGTGCCGCTGGTGCGGCTACACCCGCAAGGACCACGTCACCCGCTGGGTACCTGGCCACGGCTGGCACACCTGGGCAGCCCCGACGAAAGCGCAAGTCTTGGCCCGAATGGCCGTGAACTGCCGCGAGGCACGTGATACCGTCGCCAATGGCTCTGTCACACGGGCCGACGTGGCACCTCACTAGCCGTTCCCACCCCGGAACACCGAACACCCCCCGAAGCTTCAGTTCGGGGGGTGTTCGCTATTCGGGGGCCGCGTGCCTCGGACCATCCGCACTAGCCGGCTGAGGCGACAACCACGGAACCCACCGCCGTATCCAGTCATTCACCTGCGGCACCGCCATAAGCCGCGTCATGCCCGTGGTCGCGGAAATCAGCCACGCCCCCCACACCGTCCCATCAAGGTGCAGGCCCGACAGCACCACCACCACCAGGGGTATCGCCGCGACCCCTGCCGCGACCGCCGTACGGACCGTCGCCCGCCACGGATACGCCACCTGAGATGATCTCACTCCACACGCTCCGGCCAATGCCACGTACCACCCCGCTGCTGACTGGTCTCGTTGTGCGGAATGTGATGGTTCAGGAAAAGCCCATCTGGGTTCGCGACGAACAGGCCCACGCATTCGGTATGCGCGTCGCACTCAGTGATTTCGGTGATGATCGCGGCGCGGCACTGCGACGTGTACTCACCACCGGGCGTCCCGTATGAGGTGTAATGGACGATACGGCCGACACTCGGTTTCATGATCCATCCTCGGGGTTGTCGTCGGGTTCCGTCGCGAGGAGCGTCGCACGGCACGCGCAGCGGTGCGCAACACCGTCATGCGGCCACGGCACCTTACATGTATGAACATGACCACCCGGCCCGTACCAGCCGGTCCGGCAAACATCGCTCAACGCTTCCATGGGGGTCTCTCCGGTCATAGGGGTAGTCCTAGTGGGGAACGGGCCGGTTTCGCCAGCAGCGGCACTCTCGCGGGCCGTACGGCGTGGTCAGTGAGATACGCCGTCTCCCACGCCTCAGCCCACCGCCAAGCGTTCCGCTCAACCAGATAGTTCGCGGCGAGCTGGCGGGCAGCGGCAGATGCGTCCTGCCGGCGGCGAGGATCCGACGTCAAGGCACGGAGGGCTTTCAGCCAGTCGTTCGGGGTGTCCGCAAGGATTCCCGCGTCAGGCTGTATGGCGTGCAACTTCTGGTACTCGACACGCGGCGACGCGATCCACGGGACACCGAGCCCAGATTGCTCGATCAACTTCAAGTGAGATTTGGCGGCGTTAAACCGCGTATCGGACAAAGGCGCCAAACCGACACCCAGCTTAGACAACCCCACCGGCCACATGTTGATAGGCAACGTCCCCGTAGCAACCACCCGATCAGACGGTATACCCAACGTATCCGCGATCCCATCCGCCGGCCCCACCACATGAAACGGCGCCCCATGCCGACGGACCGCGTTACCCATCACCTGCAAATCATCAGGGTGCGACCGCAAAGACCCACCCCACCCGACCAGGTCCGAATCCTCACGCGGAATATCCAAAAACAGTTCAGGGACACAGTTCGGTAACACCGCCCCCCGGCCATGCGGCGCGTACCTCGCCAACAGGGCCGGTGTCGACACCGTCACCAAAGACGCATCCCGACAAGCGTCGTAGCAATATTTCCACGCGAACTCGTTAGCTGACTTCGGGTGCAGCATCGCGAACGCAGGGTTAGACGGATGGATATGCTGCAAATCGTCATCGACGTCGATGACGACAGAGATTCCCTTTTTGCGTAACAACGGAATCGCCATCGCCAACCGGCGGTGAGACACCCGCTGCAAAACCACCACATCAGTCCCCGGCGGCACATGCGCATCAACCATCACGTCGTCGCGCATATCGCCCGTCACGCCATACGATGCGGTGTCAGGGCCCGGCGGCACGATGACCACATCGTGACCCTGAGCACGCAACGCATTACCAGCGAGAATTATACGATAGAATCCACATCCGTAGACATCTGCGCAATATGCCACTATTCGCACTGAATGCTCCACATGGTTACGTTATGTCCGTTTTCTCTGCAGCCTTAACCCGAGCCCGACGGCGCGCCTCAGCCTTAGTCCTGCACCTACGACAGTCACGGCTAACCGCGTTGGCACTCTTCTTGTCAGGGCGGGTATAAGTGTTTTCCTCGTTAAACTCGTGACCTGCTGGGCAGTGAGTTTTACGACTATGGACGGCCGTGAAACTGGAGCCCCTCAGGTCGTTGTCTCGGTGGCTCAACAGCTGCAAATGACGCGGGTTAGCGCAAGGTCGATGGGGACACTTGGAACCGCCGGCACAGGATAAACCGTCATGGCAGGCGTGATCGACCTCCAAAGAACGCGGAATCTCACCCACCCAAAGCAGGTATGCAGCCCGATGGGCGCTCATATACCTTCCACCCATATAAAAGTTTCCATAACCGTGGCTGCTCTTAGCACCCGTAAAAATCCAGCAAGCATCCTCGCCGCCGGTCTGGTCAAGCTTGGACAACAAGCGCCTCACGTTATCGCCGATAATTCGTTTGCCCACAACCGTTACCTAAGCCAATCGCCCTTAGTTGTTAGACCGGACGTGTTTCCCCCATGATGGGACCATCTCCAAGTGCGCTGTACCAGGTGGGAAATCTTCGCCCCAGCAGCCAAGCATTCCAGGGTGAAATAGCGGTCCTCGCCGGTGTTCGCCTCACCCCGGTTCAGGCGTTTGTACCCGACCTGCTTAGCGAGTTCCGCCCTAACCAACACAGTGATCGTGGTTTCGATCGGATTATCCGGGTTGAACGGGTTCGTGAAATGCGTTGCCGGGAAGATCGGGTCAACGTCCCCGTATGACTGGCCACCCTGCCCGATCAGCTCAAACCACGAATACACCATGTCCGCGCCGGTTTCCTGCGCATGCCGGTACAACGCTTCCAGGTGGAACGGTTTGAACTCGTCATCATCATCAAGCGGGGCGACCCACTCAATGTCACTGGTGACCGCGTCGAGAGCCCGCTGACGTGTTGCGGGCGCCCCCTCACGGTTGATGTCGTAGGCGATGTTGTGCGCTGCTGGGGGGAGGGTTTGCGCGTGAACGGAGAACAGGGCGCGGCGTAGCATCTTCGCGCGCGGGGGAATGGACGGGGTGATAACGGCAATGCGCGGGTTCATGTCTCCTACTTCGGTCGGTCGGGGCGCCCGGATTTCCCGGCGGCCCACCCGTCGTGATGTATGCCGGTGATCTGCGGGATGAACGTTCCGATCAGGCCGGCGTTACGCCAGTCACGGACCATCTGCCAGTCGGTGGCGTTTTCGCCGGTCCATGGATCCCACCGGGCGACGGTGAGAGCGTCTTTGTAGCACATGATACCGGTCGTATCGACGTGTCCGAGGTCGTAACTGGGGTCACCGACGACCAGATAGGGTTCCCCGTTCACTCGGAAATCTACCTGCGACACCGACCACAGGGCGTTCGCGGCTTGCATCGCTTCGATATGCGTGCGGGCGTGGTGGGGGAGTAATTCGTCGTCGTCGCCCAGGAACCCGATAAAGTCACCCATCGCAAGGAATGACGACAGGAACCACGGCACACCACCGGTCGACTGTTCCGTGGTCGGGTTCCGCCACGTTTCGTTGATCTCTATGAAGCGGATCGGGCGGTTCGGGTTGTCGCGGTTCCAGGTGTGGAGCCACCGCATGGTGTGCCGCAGGTCAGGGTTACGGTCCGACACAATGACGTGTTCCACGACCGGCCAGTCAAGGGCCCGGACCGACGGCATGCACCGCTCTAACAGTTCGGTTTCGCGGCCGGGGAACGTCGGGGTAGCGATCGACAGGGTAGGGGTCACTGGGCGAGCCGTTCCAGGTTCGCCGTCACTAGCCGCAGAATGATTTCATGGAACGTAACCGTTGGTTCCCAACCCAGGACCCGTTTCGCTTTCCGCGCGTCGCCCTGCAGCAGATCCACATCAGCAGGCCGGTACAGGGATTGTTTCGATACGACGTGGTCTTTCCAGTCGAGCCCAACCAAACCGTACGCAACTTCGCACAACTCGCGTACCGAATGCGTGACCCCCGTTGCGAGGCAAAAGTCGGACGGATCCGACTGGGCTGCGATCAACGGCAACGCTTCCATGTATTCCGGTGCCCAGCCCCAGTCGCGGCGTGGTTCGAGCGCACCTAAGTTCAGGATCAGCGCGCGCGGGCTGACCTTTGACGCTTGCGCGGCGGCGCGGGCAACTTTTTGGGTCACGAACTCGTACCCCCGCCGGGGTGACTCGTGGTTGAACATGATCGCGGTACTGACGTGCATGTTGTACGAGTCGCGATAGTTGATACACGTGTGATGCGCGAACGCTTTCGCGACCCCATACGGTGAGCGAGGGTTGAGCGGGGTCAACTCATCCTGCGGTGTTTCACGAACCGCGCCGTACATTTCCGACGACGACGCATGCACCACCCGGATACCCGCGTTCACGGCCCGAACCGCCTCCAACAGGCGTAGGACACCCAACCCGGTAACCTCTGACATCAACGTCGGCTGAGACCACGACATCCCAACGAACGTCAACGCACCCAAGTTATAGATCACATCTGGTTCTACCTGCCCGACCAGGGTTTGTAGCCCTGACTGGTCGAGTAGATCCCCTTCTACGATCCGCAGGTCGGGTAGCTCATCCTGCAGTTGGTCACGGACCGGCCCGGGGCGCCCCCGCACCATGCCGTACACCTGGTGCCCGTCTTTCAGCAACTGCTGCGCGAGATAGAACCCGTCCTGACCGGCGACGCCGGTGATCAGGGCCCGCATCAGATCATCACCGGATACGGGATCGGCACCAGCCACCGGCCCTCAAACTTGCCCTCTTTCCGCACCACGTGTGACAGGTAGTTTGATACGAGCAGCAGGTACACGTCGGGGCGCCGTGAATCCGACGCTGGCGAGATGATCGGTATGTCGGTGCCGGGAATGTATCGGCCCCATTTTGTGGGTGTCGTGTCCACGACATACGCGACGTCGTCAGCGTTGATGCCGCACCAGTTCAGTAGCGTCGCTGCTTTCGCGGACGCCCCGTAGCCGGCAACTTTTTTCCCCTGCAGCCGCAGGGTTTCCAGCGCTTCAACGAGCAGGATCCGGATCCGGTCAGCGGTCGGCTGCAGGGCGGTCAACGCGTCTGGTTCTGTTAGCCAGTCCTCGGCGCGGATCAGGTTACGGACTGAATGTTCAGGGAACGTCCCTGTGCGTTGGTGTTCGATCGCGACGCGCAGCGACCCGCGTTGCTGCTCGGTCCGTTCTGCTGACACGACAATCAGGTCATGCCGTGTCAGGATGTCCGACAGGGCGGACAGGGTCAGGAACGACCGGTGTTCGTGATAGACGTGGTCAAAAGCATTCCCGACGACCAGGTCGGGTCCGTACTGGAACTCGACCACCGCAACGCCATCAGGGTGCAGCACGTTGCGGAGCGCGGTAACGAAATCGTTGAGGTCCGCCACGTGCGCGATGACGTGGTTAGCGATGACTAGCCCGGCCGGCTCAGGCTGATACTCCGCTACGGTCGCGGCGGTGAACGGCGCGTGAACCACATTCAGCCCTTTACCGGTCGCGGCAGCGACGGGGCCGGCAGCGGGATCCCAACCCAGGGTCGGGATGTGCACAGCCGCGAAGTGTTGTAACAGGGTGCCGTCATTACACGCGATCTCGATCACGCCGCGCCGCGCCGCTCGCCCATATTTGGCAAGCATCGTTTGCGCGTACTGCCGGTAGTATTCGACAGCCTGAGCTGATGAGCCGGTGTAAAACCCGTACTCGCCGCCCCACAGAACCTCGTCGGGCACCACATACGACAGTTGGATCATGGTGCAGGCTGGGCAGTGCTGCAACCCCAACGGATACCGCGTCTGCGACTCCGTCGGCGACGTAGGGAACTCATCCGCCAACGGCGACGAACCCAGGTTCAGCACCGGCCGGATGCTGGTACTCCCACACCCGGAACACGTTTTGCGTAGCACTAAAACTCACCTCTGTATGTGGCTGCCCACCGGTGGATGTGATTACGGATGTGGAACGTTTCGGCGGTCGCCCGCGCTGCAGCGGCCATCTTTTCGCGGAGCGTGTCGTCGGACAACGCTGCCAGGTGATCCGGCCAGTCCTCGATCCGGTCGACCAGCAGACCGTTAACACCGTGTTCGATGAACTCCGGATATTCGGCGTTCCGTGACGCTACCGGCACGATTCCCCGCGATGCGTATTCCAGAACCTTACAGTGCGATTTGTACCGATTGAACGACGAACTGTTCAACGGTGCGATGCCGATCGTGAAATCCAACGCCCTAAGGTACGCGGGAATCGTTGACCAGCCATCGATCAGCAGCGGCCACACCATGCCGCTTGTGTAGTCCGCGCCGATCATGTGCCACTTAGCGCGCGGTTCGCGGCTCTGATAGATCCCCAATTGCTGCGGGATGCCGGGCCAGTCCTGGTGGTGGAAGAAAGAACCAGCCCACCCGACAGTGATAGGGACCGATCCGGTAACTGGGGTTAGCCATTCGTCTGATGAACAGTTCGGCAGGATCACGACATTCGGGTTGATCGGGCGGATGAACTCCGCCAACGCCGCCGTTGACACCGTCACCACATCAGCTAGCGCGATGTTCCGGCGGGTTTCGTCTGCCTGCGGCATGAAAATGGAATACAACGTGGGGTTGGCCGGATCCAGGTCGAGCAGATTATCGTCCAGGTCATACACAGCGAGCAGGCCAGGATCCGCACACATTTCCTGCCACGCCGTGTTGTAGCCCACGATCCTTTGCCCGATCACCACATCCCCCGGAAGACGTTCACCACCCGGCGGGGACGGCGGACCCCAAATCACCTCAAACTCTGTCGGGTCCAAATGCGTCAACGGCAGGTTCAGGCGGTAATGCCAACACCCCGCCGAATCCGTAGCGATCGCGAACACACGTCGCGGCGTCATGGTAGATGTCTCCATGTCTGTCGGGTGCGGGCCATGCTAACCGTTTGGCGGCAAACGCCGAATCTTACGGCTAGGTCGACGTCAGAAAGCCCGCTACTCCGGATCTCTATCACCTGCGACTCACACAAGCGAGCACGCCCATTCCGCTCACCCACACGCGGAACCCCAGGTCTTTCCACCGCGCCGCTTTCATGACGCCACGAACGACCCGAACGGGCACCATTTACCGTGGATCGGGTAACGCCGTACATGCTAGCAAGTTCCGTGTCGGATAACGTCGAGGTTCGGATATCACTAACGGCAGCAGAGGTTAGCTTCGCGTTTCCGTGACGCTCGCCGTTGTTGTCGGTTCCGTGGGCGTGCCGGTCATGATAGTTCTCCGACCTAGTTCCCCAACGCAGATTGTCAAGCCGGTTGTTATGGGGATTGCCGTCAAGGTGACGGCACTCCACGTCCCCCGGCGGGGGCGCAAAAAACGAACTCAACACAAGCCGATGTATAGATGTTTGGAAGCCTCTGCCTAGTTTGATGTTAAGGTATCCGTCGCTGCCGTAGTACGGCGTAAGAATTCTGGACGTTTTGTGTCGATTGCTCCGCACGCGCCCTAGGTTACTTACCTCATATAGGGGATGGCTCGGCACAGTTACCCATTCTTCTACCACGGACGCCACCCGTTGTAGATTGCCGTGAACATCTCCGTATCGCGGCCTGCCTGCTCGCCCAAGCCCGGAACGCTGTACAAGAAATCATTGGGACGCTCGTTGACTACCACAGGACCGGGGAGGATAACCATCCCGCCAGCCTCACGCGCTTGAAAATCGAATCTTGTGTCGCCCCACCAGAAATGTAGGCGTTCGTCGGCTTGGATGTTGCGTTCCCCGGCGGTGACGAACGCCCACGAACACATCCGGTTACGGATGTCGGAATCGGGGGCGGTCTTCACAATCGGGGAGGCGATCGGGGTGATCCCATGCGTTGACGCTGCAGCCGCGTTGTGGGCCCGCATACCGTCAGCGACGATCCGGAACCAGCCATCAGGGACGATCGCGTCGTCACACAGCACCGCGACATCCCACGTGGGGTCTTCGACGTCGTCCCGGTAGACGACGTCACACGCCCACCGTAGGCCGATGTTCCACAGGGCGGACAGGTTCGGTGGCTGGTCCGGGATGTGGATTACGTATGTGTTGTGTCCCCAGCGTCGGTTTCCGGGGGTGCCGTTGTCGACGGGTGGGTCGGAAGCATTGTCGATGATCAGCACGTTATCGACCTGTGGGGCGATCGCGTACACGCAGCGTTGGAGTAGTTCGGGCCGGTTGTGGGTCAGGATGATCGCGACAGACGGGGGAGACACTGCGCTCCTATGCGTAGAAAGTGACTTTGACGTTGGTGTGGATCGAGTTGCAACGCCCTGTACCCAGGGCAACGTTTTTCCCCGCATACAGTTCGAACAGGTGGGTACCCGCTGTGAGGGTGCCGGACCACTGTTGCGTTACTGTGCCACGTCCCACGCTCGCGAGGGACCACAGCGCTTGGCGGGTTTGCGCAACGGAATCTATGTACAGGTAGCCCTGCCCGACAGCGTTACCCGCAACGGTGCCTTCCAGGTCGAATACGGCGGTTACCTCATAGTAGACGGAACTGGGCGCGGTGACTGTCACTGACCCGCCCGTCAACGCTGTCGGGGTCGTCGACAGGGCGAGCAGGGCTGTTACCTCTGCGGTGCCGCGTGCGACAACAACTTGTTCTTCAGCACTGTCTATAACGCCGATGACATAAAGTCCGGATGGTGGGATCCGTATCAACCCGACGCGGGTTCCCTCCGGATGCGCACCTGACAGCGATACGCACGGTACCGGCACCGTGTCGGAGTCGACCATTACCATATTTGTGGTGGTGATCGTGCCGGTAAGGAACTGCCAAGAGAGCCCCAGCTCTACGGCCCGTTTCTTCAACTCCTGCACCAGCACCGTGGGATCCTGCGAGTTCGGCGCGGCGTCTACTGGGCTGGTCACGTGTACGCCTTTCGCAGGGTGTGGGTCATCTCGCCGCCCTCGATCATCTGCATTGTCCAGGCGGTTTCGAGCCAGTTGACGCCTTGCCACAGGATGACATCCCACCCGTCGTGACGCGGGTCAGGGGGCGTCGACACCGTGGCGTGTTCCAGAACCAGGGCGGTTGTCGCTAGGCCGTTAGCGATGGCCTGAGCCTGCCCTGTCGAGGTGAGCTGAATGTTACGGACGTCCGGGATGACGAACCCCCGGTTCGGGATCGAGTTCGGGGCGGTGACCGGAACGTCCGCCGATCCGAAGACCGGCGCTCCCGATCCACTGTTTGACGTGACAACGAACCGGTTCGGCGCATCCAAAAGATCATTAGTGATCACAGGCGCGTCGCGTAACACCCGCTTGTAGTAGTCGAAATCAAACGTTGGTACCGCCTGCGCAGGGTCAAAGCTACGGATCATCCGCATGACCCCAGCGTTGTTCATCCAAGCCCGAAGGTAGTCACCCTGCGTTGCGAGGGCTTCCAAAATTTGGCCACGCCCCGCACCGATCGACCAACCACCCGTGGCGATGTAACCCGACGCCGCGATATCCATCACCGGCGGGTTTTCAACCCCCTGAACAAGAAGAACGATCGATTCCATGACCGTCGAGGCTGGCTCGAACCCCTGAAAAATCTTTTGATCAACACGGAACATTTCATCCGTCAACTGACAAGACGTCAAATATCCCGCCGTCGTCAACATCGGAGTCGTGTCCGAAAACATGTACCGACCCAACTGGTACGCGCCGCCCCCGATCTCCATGTACGGCAACACCCGATCCCGGCCAGCGTCAATCAACGCCGAGTCCGTCACACCGAGCGACATTCGCATCGTCCGGGGGATAGTCCGGTCCGCGTTATGACTCAACGTGGGCGGTGAATCCCTTAGGGGATGCAGCTCGCCCTTATGTTCGCCCGTGATCCCATCAATGAGATCGAACCGGAACGTTGCCGTACGCTGCCCGATCAGGGGATCCAAGTCAAACGACGCATTAGGATCCTGTGTCGTCAACGCGACAGTACCAACGCGGGGAAGGCTCACAACTCCACCACCACAGGCGTATCCGCGACCTCGATAACCTGCAACTTGGCCAGCTGCAACCTGCGGTTACGCCGCACCCGCCCATCGGGAACAATCACCGTCGCGAACCACCGGTCACCCAGCTCGTTACGGACACAAATCTGCGGCACATCCTCCCACGCCATGTCACGCAACGAATGGAACACGTTTTCCAACACAGGCGGTGACACAGCAGCGGCCTGCACCAAAACGGTCGCGTCGAACCGTTCCCCACCGCGTTCGAGCGGACGGAACGCGGTCACGAAATCCTGACCGTAAAACTCTTGCAGCTTCACGTTCCCCGCTTCGGGGAACTCGAAAGCATCCTCAGGTTTGTTCGTCTCCCACTGCTGCGTATACGCCAAGTTGATCGCACCGCTCTGCACACTATTGCACGTAAAAATCAGCACACCGTTACCGTCAGTGCCATACACACCCGGAGACGGCAAAGTAGCTGTCACCGTAGACGACCACGGCCCGCAAAACTCGTACGAATCACACGCACGTATCCGATACGAAGACAAAATACCGACCCTGGGTTCATAGTCCAGGAACGATGTAGACGCCACCGTCGACACTTGGGCTATCGTCGCCCATGTGTCGATCGTGTCCATGCGCTGGATCTCGTAATACCCGAACCCTGTAATCGGAGCCGACCCCGCCCCGTACTGCGTGGCGAGAGACACCCACGAAACGGTGTGGAACCCGATCCCCGTCGGGATACACCCCGGCGGCAGGCCACAGTTCAACCCGATCCCGGACACCAGCTGCGACGTCAACGTGATCGCGACCCCCGACACCGTCGGCATGTCCTGCGCGAAAATGATCGACGCATCCGCTGTCGTATCCGACGCTGTCGCACCCGAGTTGGGCTGCAGCCACGACAGGAACGCCGTAGAACCCCCATACGTCGCCGCGTCCAACGACTGCCCCGACGGCACCGACTGCAGCAGATTGCCGGGGATACCCGACAGGGCCGGTGCGGTCACACCCAACACTTCCCACCGGTTACCGGCGACCTCCCCGACCGCTGACCACTCGACTGTAGTCGCGGTACCGGCGGCGGTGAACGATGGGGTGGGGCCGGTGAATGTGAGGTTGACTTCTTTCCAGCCGTCCAAAATTTCGGGTAGGGCATCGAAGTCTGCAGGGGTGATCGACGCTGACCATGCAGGTGAGCCGGACTGATTGTGCAGATTCAGGGCGACGGTTGTGTCACCGAATCGGCGGGCCCAAAACCTGACCTGGGGATAGTTCGTCGGGACAGCCCCAACAGCCGCGTTGATGATCCCTTGCGTCGCGACAACCGACCCGTACACGGGTGCGGCAGCCTGCCGGCCGTATACGTGTGGTTCTGTCAGAACTGTTCCGCCGGTTGTGTGGAGTGAGATTTGCGGCAGGACATGGGTTGTTTCCGACGTTAGGGTGCGGCCAACGATCGCGGGTACTTTCGGGAACGGCAAGTTGATTTGCAGACCCGGATGCGGGGGGATCGCATACAACTCCCGTAACGCATTCAGGGTCGGAAACTTCGTAGCGGACACTGAATGCCCCACCGACGTGTAAAACCCGCCCTGCTCAGGTGCGGAAATCACCGCCGTATACGCGCCAGCGGGCAGGACGGGGTTAGCTACCTGTGATGCGTCTCGCATCGGGACACTGTTCGCACCCCACACATACGGCCGGTACCGGTTCGGGCTACCGGAACTGTATCCGAACGCACGCGCACCGATCGCTACGCGCCTTTCCTCGCAGTAGAAGATTTCTAGCGCAAGATATTCCATGGTGATGAAAAACGACAATCCGGAAACGGACTGGTTGTAGATCGTTCCCCAAACCTGCATACGGTTCGCTGACGTGCTTTCGAAACGTGCGAGGCCCGTATAATCCCACGGCTGGCGTTCCGACGTGTTACTCGGCGAAAGGCTGGTCGACCACAGCGGATTTATTTCCCCTGTGAACAGTCGGGAAACCTGTTGAGGTGTCGCCGACGTCAGGACACTACTAGACGTAGAGTTCCCGTAGATCGTACCGTCATCAGTGATTCCATACGTCGCGCCCGCCCCGGCATTGTTGTAAATTCCCATGTCGAACGATACATCGTCGATTTCACCCGCGAGGGCATACAGGATGTTGACACCAAGGATCCGCTTACCTGACAGTTCGTTCTGATACGCCGATGTAGCGAAGAACGCCTTGAAGTAGTTCGAGCCACCGCCGAACGTTGACGCCATCGACACACCGGAGCTATCCGACGGATCCGCGAACGCCTGCGCGAGCGTGGTCGCACCGCCATAATAGTTGACGTTACCGCCGGTGATACCGCCCGCGTTGCAAGGAATCACGACACGCCGCACCGGGCCCGCGTTGTCTTCCTGACCCTGCGGGTAAATCGACACCATGTGCGCCTGCCCGACAGCCTCACCGGGCGGCCACTCGTGAATGTAAAACCGGGCTTCACCGATCTGCCGTGCCGTGGCGAGCGTGAACCCTGTACCGATTTCGTAGGCGTTCACTACCGGCGAAAACGTGATGTCCTCATCACGGATCCCGACCCACTCATTACCAAGGTTCTGCGGAACATGCGGATTGTAGTTACCCATTAGAGTGTCCTGACCTGAGTGCGAACATTCCGCGCCGACAACACATCCGCGATACCCAACCCAACGGCCTGCCCTGTGCGGCGGGCGTCTGCCTCAGACGGCACCGCACCATCAAACCCGACCGCGATAGCGCCCGCCTCGAACACGATCGTTTGCCCGCCGTCACCGCCCATACCAGCGGCCTGCAGCGCCGATATGGTGCGCGGGTCACCCAACGGGAGGATGACCTCATTCCGTCCGCCCTCGCCGATACCGGCCAGGGTCGGGCCGATCGCCATACCGCCCTGCGCGAGCATCGGGATACGGGGCAGCGAGAACGGCAGCACGTTATCCACGTCTTGGATGGCACTGTTGAACCCGACAAGTACGTCGTTCATGACGCCACGGATCGCGCCACCGACCGACGACGCGAGACCACCGATGAACCCGCCAACGTCTTTCAGCCCGGAAAAGAATCCGCTTATCAAATGCTTACCGGCGGCAACGAAGTTGTCTCTTAGCTGCTTCGCTTTCTCGGGGATTGCCCCAAAGAATTCGTCAATATCGGATGATACTTTCTGTACCCACCCGACGATAGCAATAAACGCTTCCTCGCCGGCTTCCTGGAAATCGTTGAAAGTCGCGACGCCGCCAGTAACTAGCTCGATGATCCCTTTAATGCCTTCAAGGATCATCATACCGACGGCGGCGTTTTCCTCAGTGAACAGTTCTTTGAACAACCCACCGAGGTCTTTGATAATGTCGAACAGTTCGCCGGCTACCGCCGCGCCGTCTTCAATCCACTTTTGGAACCGGCCATCCTCGACAGCTTCAATAATGAACGCCCCGAACGTTTCGAGGGCATCCCCGAACTGTCCCGCGAATTCCTCAATGAACGGCAACCCAGCTTCCGTACCGCGCCCGATAGCCTCAAACAGGCGCTCAACCCCCGGCCCGAGTTTCCCGATGACTCTGTCAGCGGACGCGAACACCTTGTCAAAGAACTCCCCCGCCTGTGGGGTAGACAGTTTCTCGATGAACCCGGAGAGCCCGCGCCCAATGCTACCGGCGACTTTTTCCATACCCGCCTGAATATGCGGCAGGGTTACATCGGTGAACTTTGTTGCATCACCAATCAACGGTTCGAACAACGCCTGCTGCACACCACGGCGGAAAGCATCAAACCGTGGCTGCAAACCGATCAGTTCTTCCGCAACCTCGCGGGCCGCTGGGGCGAGTTTGTTCAACGCTTCCTGCTGCGCGTCGACACCCCCACCACCGCCGCTGCCCTGCTGCGCCTTGTTCAACGCCTGCTGTGCCTCAGCGACCGCACGGATAGCGTTCGCCTCAGCTTCACGCGCCGAAACAACCTGGTCAGAGCCCTGTACACCCTTTTTCTGCGCCTCAGCCAGATCATCGGCGTTGCGCCTGTTACGGGTCCGGATGTCTTCCAAATTGTCGACAGCATCGCGGTACGCAAGCTGGGCTTCCAACCGGTCCAGACCGCGTGTGTTACGGGTCCGCTGGAACGCCCGGACAACCGCAAGTTGGGCTTCCTGCTCATCGCCGGCACCCCGCGCGACAGCGGTTTGTAGATCCTCCAACTCGCGGGTCGCGTTCTGCGTCGCCCGCGCCACATCATCCGACGCGCGGGCCCGCGACCGTTGCGCCTGAGCAAGCCGATACTCGGCATCCTCAACCATGCTCAGGGTGTCAACGGCACCACCACCCGCCGTAGACGTCTTTTTCAACGCATCCGTGAACCCGGAAAACCCGATCACAGCGGGCAGAATCAACGCACCCGCGACCGCCGCCGCCGCCGGGACAGCCGCCAACAACCCCAACAGCTGAACCAGCGCAGCTGACAACGCCACAATCGGGGGGATCGCGAACATAACCACTGACCCCATAGTGGCTGCAGCCGACCCGAACGCGCCCAGGCCCTTCGATGCGGCCATAGGAAGCGACGCGAACCGGGTGAACGCCTGCGTGGCTCCTGAGAGGCCCTCCGTCGCGGCAGCACCCATGCCCCCGAACTCGGACACGAACCGGCCCCGAGCATCGTGGAGACGCCCCGAAGCGTCGCGGGTGAACCCGTCCGCGAACTCACGCCCAGCAGACCGGCCCGCTTCCCCAGCAGCAGCGGGGAGGTTAGCGAACCCCCCCGCCCCGCCACGATCAATATCACGGGAAAGCCCAGCAAACGCCGTGTTCAGCTCAGCTTTAACTTTTTGCGCGAACCCCGTGAACTCCGGTTCAAGCTGAACATACGCGACATCAATCGGGCCCGTCATCGGCGCATCGCTTCCTGAGCAGCAGCGATGTTAGCCGCCGCGACATCCCCCGCCGGCCACCACGCAGGCGGACGCAACCCTGCTGGCACGGGAATGGTCGACGCGGCTACAGCTGCAGTACGTACGGCCATCGGTGCTCCGATCAAATGCTGGTTCAGCTGCGGGTGCCGGTCTTTAGGGTTGATGAGCAGGATGTAGTGATGTGCGAAGTTCAGGAACCGGTCGGGGGGGAGGTCAACGGGGTTGATGCCTCGGGCTGCGCACCATCCGTCGAAGTAGACCCAGACGGTTCGCCGTCGGATCCAGTCGAGGATGGCGTAGACGGCCCGGTCTGATCTTTTCCCCAGGTCTCCACCATGTGACGCTGGATACGGATCATGTCGCGATGGTCGACGGGGTTGAACATGTCGGCAGCGGCGGCTTTGAGTTGGGCGACGGATTCGGGCGGCATGACCAGGCCCCACAGTTCCCACAGGGCGTCCAGGTCGCGGAATTCGTCACCGACCTTTCGCTGCAGGTCGGCGAGTTTCGCGAAGTTAACCAGCGGCACAGCGGGCGCGAACAGGTAGACTTTCCCGTTAAGTTTAAACTTGCCAACCTTGGGGCGGGTTGGGTCTGAAATGTCGATAATGTCTTCGTCGTCGACGTTCGGCGGGGGGAGGGTTTCTGTCATGTCCGACATTGTCCCCCACCCCACGGAAAAGTGATCACGGTCTATGTAACGACAGGGTAAAGGGTCTTGCGTTGCTCCCACACGTGGGGGATGGTGGGAGCTTCCTGGTAACAACCCCACCCCATGGAGACCAGATGACCAGCCAGGGCGCAGAAACCGTCAACCTCATCGACCAGCACATTGACCTGATGGACACCGACGAATTCCGGATCCTCAACGCAGGACTCTGGAAAATGGAAATCTGCACATCACTGTCGGACAGCCAGGCAGAGTCGCGGGCGAACCTGATCCCCCCGAAGCGGAACATGCTGTGGGCCATCATCCCCACCGACACGATCTCGTGCTACCACAACCGGCAGACACACCGGCACATGATCATGTCAGCGGTGACCCTCTGATGGGCCGTCACTCAGCCGCCCCTGTTGCGTCTGCCCGCATCGGCCGGACGTACGCCGAAGGCGACACGCCATGGCCCGGACGGCTGTTCGGGGCCGGTGTCCTGATCGTGGCTGCCGCTGGGATCGTGGCCGTGGCGTTGATCTGGGCGCAGCTTAATGCCCCTATCGCGGTGTGGGTGCCTTAGCCCAACGCGGCAGCGGGTAGGGCATCTTTCAGGAACGGGTTACCCCGCATCCCTTTGACGCTGCGGCGGTATAGGAATACTGGTGACCCTGCAGGGCGGAACCTGAGGACCTTAGCGGTAACAGGTGTGATCGGCGCTCTGCGGGGCCCGTAAATCCCGGTGCCGTCGTGTACCCACCGGGCGTACCGGACGGCCGTACCGACCCGTACAACGGGTTTCCCGTGGTCGCGTGCGGGCACGGTACGGATCGACGCGCGGAGGCGGCCCGTGTCGACTCGTTTCGGGTGGTTCGCGCCCGCACCGGATAGCAGGAGTTTCGCCTTCGTCTCGACCCGCAGGCCACGTTTCAGTAGGTCGCGTTCAACACCGCCGCCGGGCCTGCCCAGAACATAGGCGATTTTGATCGAATCAACGCGCACGTCGTACGGCATGGAGTCCAGCCTACGGCAGGCATGTGCAGTTGTTGATGGCGACAGTGACGGTGAGGGCGATACCGACGCATCCGCCCTCCGGGCCTACGGGGGCTTGTGGTCCTATCACAAAGTCTTCGATCGTCCGGTCGGTCACCCAACCCTGCAGGCAGCAGGCGAGGGCTTGTGTGATGACCTGACGGTCGGATTCGAGGATCATCGCGGCAGTGGCCAACGCGGCGCATGACGGGGCGGTGTCCGTCGGCCCGGGGGTCGGGGCACAGCGGAGCATCGTGACCGTGATCGGGGCAACCCAATACGGGGCCCCACACCCTGCCAGGGAACGCCGAACGTTCTCCTGT